GAGCCTACATACTATTATGATGTGGGAGATGCTGTAGAGATTGGTCATCTTAGCGGATGCAAGATTGATGAAGTCTGCGACGGTGGTTTATATTACGGTGTTTCTTACGATGATGGATATAGGTACGAAACGTGGTTTAACATTCGTAAAGCAGGTGTTGAGAAGAAATCTCAACTGACAGAGAATGAAGATATTAAGATTTCTTACTCAAACGTGACCATTGAATCCTTGCTCCACAGGTATTACTTTTTTGGCATCAACTGCAATCCGAGTTATCAACGCGGATCTGTGTGGACGGATGATGACCGTGAACTGCTTTTTGAGACAATTTTTATGGGTGGTGAAATCGGTCGATTTGTTCTAAAAAACATTGACATGGACGAATGGCATGAAAATCAGAACTACCTTTATGAAATCATTGACGGTAAGCAGAGACTTCTGACACTTGCTGCGTTCTACGAAGATCGGTTCCGTTATAAAGGATATCTGTACAGTGAACTCTCTAAGAAGGATAAGAGAACCTTTGATGAGACTGCAATTGCTATCGCGGATTTGCGGAATCTTTCTAAGAAGGATACGTTGCGTGTGTTCTTGCTTCTAAATCGCGGCGGCAAGGTCGTTTCCAATACTGTGCTTGACCATGCAAAAGAGCTTCTGAACGAAATGGAGTGAGTGACTATGAGTAGTGTACCTATTGATCGGAATACAGTTAAGAAAGTGGAATCTATCTTCGAGCATCCTGATGAAATCTATTCGGTATATCTAAAGTCTGGTGGCGATGTCGTCTGGTTACAAGGTAAAATTGAGCTGTATGAATATCTGAGGAATCTGTGATATGAGAAGAAATTGGGTTGTGACTTGCACTAAGTTTAAGACAGTGCGTGAGCTTCTTGAAGAGCAAGAGAAAACTAAGGATATGTGTAAGCGAATTCTCATTGCACTGCAAGCATGTAATAATGAAATTATTGAGCTGTCTCATGACTGTGGGTGGCATGAAGATTTTGTAGAATTTTCATCTGAATTGTATGATGCGATTTGCCAAATAGATATGGAAGAATATTACTCGACTTGCGAAGAAATCGTAAACAACTGCTTAAAAGAGATGTATAATCTGTGCGATGATGCCAGTGTTTGGCTTGCAATATAAAAATGAATGGAGTTTATTGTAAGGTGAATATATGAACTACGATCAGATATTTCAGAAAATTGATAACGCGCGACATAATATAATCAAACGTGTCGAAGAAATCGCAGAGACATATGAATCTCCAATTGACTGTCCGGAAGATCTTGAAATCGTAGTCGAAGAATGCGATAGAGTGGATTCTGAATTGCTCGATTGGCTCAATGTAAATATCGAATGCTTTGATGAAAAAGGAAATCGTATATCGGATATTGATGCAGTTGGACTAGATAACTGTATTCAATCCTATAAAAACATTGCCCTACACATTACGAAACTATCTCCGTATATTTCTTCGCTAGAGCATCAAAGAGACCGATTACTTAATCAATGCTAAAAAATGGGGTACCAGTCCAATTAAGGATTGATACCCCATTCGTTTTATATCAGCTCAATATCGCTTGGATCAACATAGCCTGACACATTCACTGAGATTGGATACTTGCCAATACGACTTTCAAGATTTGTTACTCGATACCGTCCATTGACGAGCTTTCCATCATAAATAAACCACTCACCAGAGCGGCGCATCCCGCAGTGTGTTTGGCTGTTTGAATATAGTATTCCGTCTAATTTGATTTTATCTCCTGCACGAAGAGTATTCTGATGTTCCATCAAAACGAACCCCATGTAGCTGGCCCACAGATACCGTCAGCACTCAAGCCATGCGCCTTTTGCCATTCCATCAGTTTTGTCTTAGTGCCTGCTCCAAAGATACCGTCCGCTTTTACGCCTAGATGCCGCTGCAGCACGGTGACTGTATACGAGATGCCGCCAGTGCAATCTTTCGCGCCTTGACGAATTGTAGGCATAATTTTACTTACTGATGCATATGCAGTGCCAACCTTACTGATCCAGCGAGACTTCCAGCTCCGCACATCAACATGAACAAAGCCTCCTGTTAGCTGCACTCGACTGTAATAGCCGATGCCACCCCGCTTCTGGAAATAAGGCATGGAGGCCAAATATAGCGCAATCCGAATCGGGTCAACACCTTTGATGGTGATATCCGCTGCCGTACCCAAACAATGCTGACTGCGAGGACTGCCGCCGATGGAAATATTATAAGAAGGGGAGCGGTAGCCGGAGTTGATATGGACAGGCTTGCCAAAATGGGCTCGCACCTGTTCAAGAATGTAGATAAGTTCTGTATCGATTAGAACAGTATCGCTGTGGTCAGAGCAGGCGAACTCATAGACGGAAAAATGAGCCGACACCTTTTTGTTCCAATCTTTCTTCATTGAGTATGTATTTACTGCCATGCGGCGCACCTCAATTCTTCTTCAACTCATTCTCGATTTTCTCATTCTGAATGTCCAGCTCCTTGACGGCAGCCTCAATCATCATGTCGATAGTCGGAGTGATCTTAACGCCCATCTTCTCAAGAGCAGCGATAACATACTTCTTCTTATCAGCTTTCTTGATAACACCAGTTGCGCCGACCTTCTCAGCGGCACGAACAGTCATCTGGACAAGCTTATAGACGCCAATTTTCTTGAGATAGGGGATACCATAGACCATAAAAGCGGTGCCAGCACCAGCAACAACCAGCTGAGCGATAGTAGCGACGACCTGATTCATAAAATCCATCATAATATACCTCCTGATAAAATAAAAAGACCCGGCGGCATACAGCCAACCGAGTCTACGGGTTAATTTATTTTCTTGATATTTTGACCATCAATCAAATAGTTTTCCAAGTCTGCCTTGGCTTCTTTCATGGGCTCAATAGCATTACCATCAATACCATGACTGAGAAGTGCAAGTAGAGCCTTCATTGTGACATTGCTACCTTGCTCACTATGACCAATACGCTGTTCTGCTTCTACGATTTTACGGTCGTGTACTTCAATCGTAATAGAGTTCTCTTTCTGGCGCTCTTCCAGAGAAAGTAACTTAGCCTGAAACAAGTCCAATCGGTCTTTATCGGCAGACAGCTTATGATTCACCGCGTCGAAACTATCATCGATGGCTTCAAATCGTTTGTCATGAAGAGCTAACTTTTCATCCTGACGAGTGTTCGGCTCTCTTGCTTTATTGATCTACTTAATGATGACGGCAATTGCAGCAGACACGGCAGTGATGCCGCCACAAATGGTAAGTATCAGTTGCCACAGTTGCCCGATTGTAAAAGAATAAACGTGCGGACCAGCGTTCAATAATCCAATAATCACTTCATCACCTCGATTCTTTTTATGTTGACAAATTTCACACATCATGATATAGTGGTGCTACAGCATGATTTACTTTCGTCGAGCAAATTATGTGTTACCTACTCTAATGTATGTGGGGAAGAGGTCCTTGGCCGAAAAGCTGAGGGCTTCTTTCTTTTTATGTAGCACTATACCACAATCGCGGAGTATTGGTTGAATCGCCGATATAAGCTTTTTGTACTACCACATTGCCGCCACCTTCTGGAAGTCCGAAATATAATTTAGTGGGTTCAACCAGAGCTACAGTTTCCGGAAGGTCACTTAAAACGACATTATAAATATGTGCAAAATCACCATTACTGTTAACTGAGCCATCTTTAGAATAGGTCATGGAAATTGTTTGTCCTTTAGAAATCGTTCCACTCTAAGAATTAGAACCCGTCCCGCTAACAGAGCTGATTACAGTTGTTCCGCCTACTATGATAGTAAATCTATCACAGTTTGTCTCAGAGCCCCATCCATAGTTAAATCTAATGGAAGATGTTTGATTTGCGGTTAATGTAATTGTTGCGGTCGTCGAAGCTATGTTTTTGTTGTTGTTTTCGAGGGTTCCGCCACTCTATACAAAAGTATACGACCCTTTAGAAGATGTAAAGTAAGTGTCCACATTTGATTCGGTGATAGTAACTGAAGTAGTGGCGATTCCGACATAGATACTCATCACACCACCTCCTTATGTACTGTACTGGATATATACCGTCCCTTCAGGCAGAGTTGTTGGAGCGGTAGTGCCCCACTGGAATGCCAGCAAGGTAGGACCATTCAATGTGCCATCTTCGGAGATAGTAAGATTTGTGCCAATTTTTACCCCACCAAGAGTATCTGCTGTGGCAGGATTCAAAGAAAATTTCGCATCTGCCTCTGACTTGGTGTAACGATCCTTCAGGGCGTCACCAGTAGACTTGGCTTCTGCAGGAACATTCTCTTGAGTTAGCGTCTTATCAGGCGGTGAGGCCACAGAAAGCGCTTTGTCTGCACTTTCCTTCGCACTAGCAGCACTGGTTGCAGCATTAGTCTCGCTGGCCGCCGCATTAGTTTCGCTGGCTTTGGCCTTTTCGGCACTAGAAATAGCAGATGCCTCGCTTTTGGTGGCGTTTTTTTCAGAAGTACGTGCGTTTTGTTCGCTAGTCTTGGATTTTTGTTCTGAGGCCGCAGCTGCTTCTTTGCTCGCAACAACAATCTGCTCGCAACTAATAGCGGCATTTGCCTTTTCCGTGGCAATAGCTTCACTGGATGAGGCTTCTTTGGCTTTCTGAGTTGCGGTGTTGGCCGCATTGATAGCGTCTAAAGTTACAATATCGACGCTCTCAACACGCTCCTGAACCTCTTTGGCATATCTTAAGAGACCAACAAACTTATCAGTCAAAGTCTGAATCTCGCCGGATACGACCTGAACAGATCCTTCCATGGTGTCGAGGCTGCCTTTGATTGGAAGGGTAGCAATCTCGGTATTAAAGTTGTAACTAAAGACAATTTTATCATCGTCCAAAATTGTGGTCGAATAAAAACGAACAGCAAACTCAATGTCTCCAGGATGGGCAGTCACATCATTTTGAACTTCCCAACCAAAGATAATTTTCCCTGGAATGGTAGTCACATCTAACTTTACGACGGGGTAAAACCCACCAGTGTGACTTGTCAATGATTCATACTGGACAATGCACGTCTTTTTGCTGAGATCAGTCTGATCATAGTACCGGTCGATCTCAAAGTAAACGGTTTCTGCATTGTGGTCGTTTAAGACACCAAGAAAGGTAAAGCCATCAGGAATAGAAATCGTTCGTTCGTTAGCATCGATAATAAAACGAGGTTCGTCCGTGGGAAGCATAACAAGAGAAGGGGAATTGAACTGATTTTGAATGTCCTGTAGCCGTTTCATGTATTCATTTGCAGTAGTGATCAATCGGGATTCACCTCCTTAACACTAAGAGATTCAATCTGTGATTTAACAGCACTCTATAAGATAGAAGGTACGGCATCGATAGATTTCAATCCCTTTGAAACTAAATAACAATAAACTTCAACGATAGGGTTCATGATGCAACCTCCTTCCCAATAGACTTTTCATAAATATCGCATAAAGCTAAACTAGTGTTGTCTAGGTTTTTTGCAAGCTCGGCAACTTTTGCTTTAAGAATGGCGTTTTCTGATTGGAGTAGAGCAATTTGCTTTTCTTGATTAGGAGCTTCAGTTTTCATCGCAGCAGAAAAGTACGGAGAAATATTTGCCTCTATATCAACAGAAAGATTTTTATAATAGGGAAGAGACAAGTGGTACTCATCGTATTCGTACCCCTCGGAAATCTGGGTAATATTATCGTAAAAACGAATGATTGCCGTAGATGGATCGCGAGGATCTGGAGACACGGAAAATTTTTTATCCGGGGAAGTAGAAGATGTTACTTTCATTCTGTCACCTCCACTGTCGAAAGTGTTTCTTGTGACTCTGGGGGTATAAACATAAGACGTGAAGAGAATCCCATACCATAATGATCATTGTAAAATGAAAACAGCCCAGCGTTGGAACCACTAGACTCTCCACCTCCACAAGCGAGTAGCGCACAAGCAATGCTTTCTGTGACCGTACTGCCTTCAGGTGTTCTCGTAAAAGTGCTCATGTAAGAACTTGTGTTTTTACTGATTTGAATGTGGTCTGGAATATATGTTGTGGAACTTCCCGCACTAAATCCCCCACCAAAAAACTGACCAAGACTATTTATATACATAGTTGAGAGAAATCCGCTAGTATTATATGTCCAACTGATAGTGGAACTGTATCCATCTTTCCATCCTTCAAGATATTTACCAGGATCTTTAATGACCCATGCGGTCCATGTTTTTGACGTATAAACCATATTAACACCTTCTGCGTGTTCTACATACAAACCCCAGAGGTTTTCAACATGACGATACTGAACTGCATGACACCCATCGTCTTCGGGTGTTCCTGTGCAGTAGCTCATTGCATCAGTACCACCATTATTTTTTAATGTTGCACTGGCCGAAGAGTTCCAAGAAGTTATTCCTCTCCCGACGGCGGACTGACAATCCCAATCAGCATATTCAATTAAATATAGGAAGATAACTGCAGAACGAATAGAATAATCCGAAAGGTACCAACCAACTCCCTTTGATTTTGCATTAGAATTACCACTTCCTCGGGTCGTTGTAGTAAATGTGACGCCAGACACTGAACGGTTCTCATTACTCTTGTATCGTCCAATATACCTACCCGATCCAGGATGTAATATAAAGCCTTCTTTTTCAATGGATGAGATATAATAGTACATATAGTTTGAGTCAGACTCAACTTTAAACCAAAATTTTGGAATCCAAACCATTGTATCGTATAGAGTGCGTGAAAATCCAGCGTCACCCATTTTATACTTAGCAACGCCATCAATGACGTTATACTCTTCCATACCCTTCCATGGATACGAGCGGTCAAATGCGGTACCGGTTTCTGGAATTATCAAAATGTTATCAACATATGAATACGGATCGTTATCGGCCATAAGCCTTACAAGTTTTGTTGAAGGATTGTTTTTCTCCCACCGCACTCCAAAAGTTGTTCCAACAGTTTCAAATACTACGTGATATAACTGCCGGACTGCAACGTCTACCGTTCTAGTAGCGTAGACACTATCAACATCCGCCCGAACAACCGCAGGGCCAAAACCTTCAACATCAACATATTGTTCTTCACCCGTGGCGACAAAAGAAGTGATTTTTTTACCTCGGTGCGTAACAGTGATGGTAACCCCGGCGGGGGCGGTGATCCCAAGCACGGAATTTTTCAAGGAAAGCAAAAGCTCGTCCAATTTTTTATCCGCACTTTCAAACCATCGATTTATAGAGTCGCCCACGGTCTTTGCGTCTGCAAAACCACCGTCCACTGTGAGAGTTTTATCTGTTTTAATATTTTTCAATTTGTCATCGATTTCTGCCTTAGTGTAGCGATTATTGAGTCCTTGGCCGGTAGCGGCTGCGTCTGCTGGCGCACCAGAAATCGTTAAAGTTGGGTCGGCCTTTGCAAACTCCTTGGCTTCTTTCGCAGCTTTTTCTGCGGCTACACGGTCTCGCTCAACCGAACTGATCCACTCCTCTTCGGTCCCCTCATACCCATGTTTTACGGCTATGCCATATGCTGAGTAAGGGCCGACGGAGATTACTTTACCCATGAAATCACTCCTTTCATTTGTTTCAGATAATAATCACAGTACCTCCCCGGTGATCTCCCGGTACTGCTCCGGGTGATCTCCCCCCCTCGACCACCCGCTTGGCCAGCTCCTGCTCGGCCTGTTTCTTGTGCTTTTCCAGCAAACTCTGCTTGTTGTAATGTACGCTCATCCGATCACACCTCCGATCATGGTCAGGGTCCCTCCGGTGCCGCTTTCGCCCCGGGCAATGGTCACCCGGTAGTTAAAGGCTGCTCCCTTGGCGGCAACCGTGTTGGCAAAGACGTGGTTTACGAGGACTCGGGTCTTGCCCACCTGTACCTTGGTGCATTGCTCCCACACCGGGGCCACGTCCAGCCCGTTGTTGGTCATCTCCACCGTAAGACTCATGTCCTCCGGCAGGGTACCTTCCAACGTCAGGGAGGCCACTGTAATGGCATCGTCCGCCGTCAGGGGGGCGGTCAGGCTCACCTCAGCACCGGTGACGTTTTTCGTAAAGGTGATATCTTTGGTGCTGGTCAGGATGCCGTCTGTCACTTCCAGCGTAACAGTATGGGAGCCGTTCAACACCTGCTGGTACTCCGCCTTTTCGCTGAGCCAGTCCACCGTCAGGTCGGCGGTGGATGCTCCGGACTCTGTCAGATGGTTGTCCACGAGCACCACCGTGCCGGAGAAGATCAGGGTGGTGTCGTCGCCATAGTAAGCGCTGCCGGTGGCAATGTCTACATAGTCGTTCTCCACCACCAAGGAGGGCTGGACAGAGGGCGGATAGAAGTTGTTGGAGGCGGCGAAATAGAGCTGGTATTCGACGCCCTTTTCCAGCGCGATGCTGCCCATGTCCAGCACCACGTCGTTGTAGCCGCGGACAATGTCGATGAACTTGTCTGCCAGGGCGGTCGTGGAGCCGTACTTGCGCAGGACGGTGCGCATCGTGCCCGGCACATAGCCCTTGACGCGGAATTCCAGCGAGCGGAGCAGCAGGCCCGCTTTCTTGGCAGTCAGCGGCATAAAGAACTCGTACTTGGCGGGATAAGTGTCCCACGCGGGGGCGGCCCCCTCGTCGTTGCGGGCTGTCTGCACTTGAACTACCGTGGGGGGCGTAGATGTCTTGGTGGCTTTCACTTCACCGTCCAACTTCTCCGTTACCGTCATGAGGTCGCCGTCGTCGTCCGTCACGGTGTATCCGACCGCAAACGGTGCGTTTTGTTCGCCGAGGTCGGTTGCGTCGGTGGTGATAGTGGGGGGTGTGTCGGGCATGACACTAGCGTCATCGGAAACCTCAAGCCCAGAGGGCAGAATAAATGCGGGACGATCATAGGCTAAATTGGAGGAAACCATCTGGCCCAAATAGCCGCTGGAGCTAACGTACTGAGCGACGTCGGATCTCTCGAAGGTTGGAGAGCGGAGCCACCATGTGGTGGCGCTGTTGTCTGTGTCTTTATATGCGATACGCTTCGATTGTACGTCATTACTGTCGTCATTGGAGAAGTACGCCAACCGCACGCCCTCTTTGGGGAGATAGCCATTGCTACCAGTTATAAAGCCAACCTCATAGCCGGATAACAAAAACACTTTTGTGCTCAAGCCGTTGGAACCTGTCATCAGGCTGCCGCCGTAACCGGTGCCATTCTGGTACGGAATTTTCACTTGTTTGACGACATTACGAATGTCTGTATCAACCACGCTGAAGAACGTGCTGTTCAGGTAAGCGTGGATGGTACTGTTGGCGTAGTCGTTGGTATTCGAGCTATGCCACGAGAGTTCATTTCCATGGGTGTACTTCATCAACACCCACGTGCCATCGCAGCTTGCATCGTAGATGCTGGTGTCTGGATTGCCCTGCTGCACGATGAGGAAGTCCCTCAAGGTGTCGTTTACCTTGATTTTGACAGTGCTGCCCACCGCCATATCCCCAAGTTTTGCCATTGCTCATCCCTCCTTAAAACTCCACCCTACACAGGGGCTTATTCCACACGCCTTCCAAGGCCACCCCATCCAGAGTGTCAAAGGTCGTCATAAAAGTGTTACCATCCCCCGGCATGCCAAGAATAACCTCCAGCATCCTCAGCCGCATACCCACGGCAGCGGCATCTGCGGCGGCATCTGAGATGGTGAGGGTCTTGTCGATCCCCACTCTGATGGCGTTAATGCGGTCGCCAACAGCTTTAGCGTCCGCTGGAGCGCCGGAGATCGTTAAAGTAGCATCAGCGTTGATATATTCTTTTGCCTTTTCAGCAGCCGCCTCCGCAGCCAATCGGTCTCGCTCTACAGATTTGAGCCAGTCTTCCTCAGTACCTTCAAACCCGTGCTTTACGGCAATCTGATAGGCGCTATAGGGACCGATAACGACTTCTCTATAATTTTTCAAGACAACACCACCTCCAGATTTCCATATCCATCGTCACGCATTGTTACGTTATCAGCGACACTGTCTGCAACATACAGAGTCAAAATTCCGCTATCATTATTATCATCCAGCCAAATCCATCCTTTTGTGGCGATAGTTTGGTCGGCTTTTTCGGCAGCCTCTTGCGCTTCTCTCAAGGAGTCCAATGCTTCAGCAGCACTTTTGGCGGATGCGGCTTCTGATGCTTTAGCAGCAGTTTCACTTGTTTTGGCAGCGGTTTTACTATCAGCCGCAGCGTCTCGATGCTCACGAGCAGTATTCATAGCCATTTGAGCATCATTCATGTGAGCTCGCGCGTTACTTTCAGATGTAGCGGCATTCTTGGCGCTTACTGCCGCCGCATCCCGACTTGCTGCTGTATTCGCAATACTGTCGTTCGCTCTTCGCTCGATATCCGCGAATCGTGAAATCATTGTTTCGACAGCGGTGGGGTCAACTGGCGTTCCTTCTCCGGTAGTATTCAGACTATTCTTGATGGGCAATGTAGCAGGAACAGTGTTGAAATCGTAAGCAAATTTCGGCTCGTCATTTTCGGTCTCGATACTATAAAAACGCACTGAGAACACTAAATCACCGGCATATTTGGTGGCATCGCTTAAAACAGTCCAGCCAAAAAGTATCTTTCCTGGAACAGTATCAATGTCCAATTTAGTGATAGGGAAGAAGCCCTCGTTTACATCACCATTTGGGCCAACGGATCTGAACTGAATAACACATATCTCGTCACTCAAATCGTGCTGGTCAAAATAACGGTCGATTTCGAAATAGACAGTTTCAGCGCCATGGTCATTTACGACACTTAGAAATGAAAAATCATCAGGGATGCTTATGGTTCTGCTATTAGCGTCGATAATAAATCTTGGCTCGTCAGAAGGGAGCATCACAAGTTCTTTTAGGTTGTCTTGATTCTGGATGTCTTGTAGGCGCTGCATGTATTCATGAGAAGAAGTGATCATGAATTATCGACCTCCTTCAGCATCTGAACATTGACTTCTGACATCTGCACTACACCCTGATAAAGAGCGAGTGTCTTATTATAGATGTCCGCCGCATTCCGATTAAATTCTTCAAGCATGGCGATTTGAGCCTTGAAATTATAGATGTCATTTTTGATATTCAGTGCAAAGCAGCCGGTTGACAAAGCAATAGTTTCTGTGGCAGGATCAATACCCATAATGCTAACAGAACAGGGACCATCACAAATCTTGACAGGAGTTGCCATGTCGCACTCGTAGTTGTAATAGTTGGTACTTGTGCTGTTGACCTGCTTGAGCCCAACGATATCCAGATGATTTTTCTGGTCTTTCAGAATCAGATAGAGCCGCAGTTTAACATATTTTTTATCAAGGAAGAAAGTGATTTCATCAAGGCTATAACTCTGCGACTCTGAAAATTTAGTGGCCTTGAAACCTTCATTTGAATAGATAAGGTTCATAAACACCTCCAATAAAATAAGCGCCCATCGCTGTGTAGGATGAGCGCATAACACATCATAATAAATAGTGGAGTTAGCCACTATCAAAATAATCCATTGTCAACCTCCTCGTCATCGTACCAGATGCCCGGGTTGGCGATCAGGTCGCCGGTTCGCTACCCCACTCTCTACGCAGGGCCTCCAGTGTAGTCTGCATAGAGCTGTTTCCTGCCGCCGCACCCTCAAACAAGGTAAGTATGAGGGTTTTGGCTGTGTCCGTAAATCCCGGACCAGCGTCACCTTTATCGCCCTTGAAATCACCATTGGCGATACCATCCTTCAATTCTTGTAATTTATTGATAGCCACCTTTGCAGCGTCGATAGCATTTGCAGCATTTGTGGCGGCAATATCAGCATATTGGGAAGATATGTTAGCACTGGATTCGGCTGTTTTTACGGCTGAATCAAATTTTGCCGTTATTGATTCCACTTCTTCAGCTTTATAGATAGGAGAGGAATTGCTGGTATTGAGCGTGTCAAGAACAGGCAAGGACGCCTCTAGTGTATTAAAGTTGTATTTAAAGGTCGAAATATTTCCGATACTTTCAATGCTATAGAATCGAACAGAAAAAGATACCGTAGCCGCCTCGGCTGTCACAGTATTTCGGATTGTCCAGCCAAAAATTATTTTTCCGGGAATAGTTGTAATATCAATCTGAGTAACAGGAAAGAATCCTTCGCCAAGTTCAACTCCAGTAGATCCCACCATTTTGTACTGGACGATACAGGTCTCTTCGCTTAGATCATGGTCGTCAAAATAACGGTCAATCTCGAAGAAAATGGTCTCTGCATTATGATCGCCCTTAACACCAAGAAATTTGAACGCCGTAGGAATCGTAATGGCACGAGTATCAGCGTTGATAACAAAACGAGGCTCTTTCTTGGTATTGATTGATAACACAGAAACGCCGCCCATATTCTGAATATTAGCAAGGCGTCTCATGTAATCTTCTTGTGTAGTGGTCATTTTATTCCTCCTTTCTCATTTTTATAGCGGCTGCTTTTTGTAACTCGAAAAGTTCAGCAGCCGATTTTTCACCAAGAATATCGACCACTTCGTTATATGGCATATAAATCACGCGCGGCTCAACGTCTCCAAGCTCGATAAATCTTTTGTTTGCGTAATAGTACGAGGCAAGAACACGACCTTTGTGTGCGTAACAAATATTGGTACTGCGATGATCCGGAGTGCCAAAGCATTCATAGTTATAGCCGGAGCAACCGCCGCAACCCATCGCCACTGGGCATTCAAAACACTCTTTGGTTGACTGACTTTCTCGCGTAATAGCGTCCAACGTAATCTTGGTATCCTGCTGATGCTTTGTTTTGTACAGTCCATCGAAACAATTACCGAGGCACATCGGCGCTGCTTTCTCTTTGCCGACTGAAATAGGAGCATAGCGAATACACGGATAAGCTTTACCATCAGGGGCAAAAGAAAGCATTGAACCAGTGCCACCACAGTAATTGCTATTATCGTTCGGAGACACGGGATGTCCAGTATCGTCGTTCAACATTGTAATATAAACGTCGCTTTTATTCTCGATAAGCCAATCAGACAAGTCTTTTAACGCGAAATAAATATTTGAAGCGTCCTCTTTTGTATAGACTGGCTCATATGCGAAGTTGCAGTGAATGATTTTACAGCCCTCGTTAATCATCATCTTTACGCTGGGGCAAATATACTTAACAGAATCAGGCACAAATGTCATTTTCGAATTATACCAGCCATACTTTTTTGCATCCTGAAATGCCGCATATGCCTTAGAAAAAGACCCGACGCCATTTACGTCAATGCGAAAAGCGTCATGCAATTCTTGGATTCCATCAATAGAAACGGTGATACCCATTAAATTGTGATATTTCATAAACAGGTGTTGTGCTGCTGGAGTAAACCAAAGTTGTCCATTGGTAGCGAAACTGATGCGAGACATAGGGGCAAATGGAATATTCCGTTTCCAACACTGTTCAAAATAATAATCACAAATATATTCAATTAGTTCGGCCTCAAGCAGTGGCTCTCCGCCAATAAAATCCAAAACAAGAGCTTTGGTTCGATGGGTAATAAAATCGCCATCATCTTTTTCGTATTGGTTTAAGAGATAATCTACGATTTTTTTACCAGTGTCAAGAGTCATAGCTTCGCATTCTTTGCAATGTTCATAGCAATAAGAACAATTCAGATTGCAGGCCCCAGTCACTTGGAATGTTACATTACGAACGGTTTGGTTGTTAAAACCATCAAGGGACGGGAAAAGCTGGCGAATATGTTCAGCGTAATCGTCCATCCGTGTAAAGTTTTTTACCATTCGCATTCCACCTCCTGCTTATAGAAATCGAACTTATACTGAACAGGAAGATACCCCAGTAATTGATTGAACAATGCATTTTTAGCGCAAGTAAATTCAATCCAAGATTTTTGATACTTGGTACGATAATCTTCAATCATTCTCTTGAGGTCATCAGACGGTGTCTCAGAATAACTTTTACACATAACAGAAAGCATTGCTTTGTAACTTTCAGTGATATAAAATCGACGCTCAATTTCTTCGGAGACTTCACGATCTAATTCAAAAGTCTTTTTAGTCATATAACCCCTTTCCAATACGATAATTATCGAATTTCTTTTCAATATCTGGGAATTCCTCTTCAAGTGTCTTTACTTGATTCATCAAAGAAATAAATAGATGTGGACGGAATTCTTTTTCGGACTCAATAGCATATAAGGCTGTATTTGCCACGATGTACATAGCCTATTTTTGTTCATCGTTTTGAGGTTCAATACTCAAAATCTTTTCAATGCGATCCGTAGAAAGGGCTTTTGTGTCTGCTATATATTTTTCAGCGTTTGGATAAACTCGAATGGCTACAGCATATGGATATAAAATTTTCTCTGCATCAGATAATTGATACTTACAACTAGCGGCCGCGAGTTTGATAACGCGCTTGACATAACTCAGCCATCGAGAAAAAGGAACTTCCTCCAACTCTGGGTTCTGTAGACAGGACAAATACCCAAGCCAAAAAGGGAAGGTAAACTTTTGAGGATCTGATTCATAAGGAACAGAAAATCCGCCTTCGGGGATTGGCTCCATTAACAGAAAGTCATAAAGAACTAGGTTTCTACGATAAGCGGCATCTGTCATAAAGGGGCATTTGACAAAAATTTTTTCTACAGGTTTATTGCTGTTCATTTTTGCACCTCCTTTAATTATTCAGACCAACACCACAATTCCCAGAGCAATGGGTGCCACATCCGTTACCAGTACACCAACCCTCACATCCCGTGCAACCGTGGCAACTGCCTTGACAACCGTTCTTGCAACTTCCCTGACACTGGTTTTCACAAGTGCCTGAACAACCATCACAATCACCGCTGCAACCAGAACAACCACTCTTGCAAGTTCCAGAACAATCACCGCTACAACCGGAACACCCAGAATAACAAGCGGAAGAACACAATCCTGTGCAACTAGAACGGCAACCACTGGAAGATCCGGTTAAACTCTTAGACGATAAATCATTGATTTTAACAAGGCAGTCTTTCAGCGTTTGTGCATAAACCAAAGATTCTTTGTCAGGAGTTGGGGTGTTTCCATCGATAGCATTCAATGGAGTCGTGATTTTCTGAATATGCTCGTATGTGATAAATTTTCCATTCGCCGGAGTTTCAGAAAACTGCCACGATGTTCCCTTGTATGTAGAAATAGAACCTGAACTATTCGCGTTAGAACGACGAGTAATTTCAGTGTTGATGAGCTTTTTTAACGAAGTAAAATCTTCTGGACTAATCAGTCCACCCTGTTCAGCCATAAAAATCACCCCTTTACTCGCACACGAATGCGACGCTCACAGAATAAATCATCGCCCTCTACTGCGTAACCAACAACAATATCCGGTGAGACAATCTCCCCGACCTCAACAGCACGACCAATCCCGGGAACCTTAGAAGGAACAATCAAATCACCGGTTTTGACCTTACCAATCACTCGCACGCGCACACGGCCAGCGAGAGATACCGGAATATATTTATCGATATTATAGTTGTCCAGAGAGGAACCATTGTTCGGTAAATCTCCACCAATGAGCATTGCGTATTCATCCGTGTGAACACCAACCACTCGTTTAGAAGTGTCGTCAGCTCGGACATACCGCTCCGTCTGACTATCTGTGTCAAGAGCAATAATATCGCCCGGCTGAGTTGTCCCACCACGCGGGAAAAGCTCTGCGTAGTCATTATAAACAGCGCCGTATGCTTTGCTAAAAATAGCCACACCAGAATTATTGACGTAATAATTAGTAGAGCCGAAAAATAACGTACCGTTCATAATTCCGCCAGAAAGGGGAAGAGCTCCAAGGTTGATGCAGGCTTTGATTGCTGTATCACCACCCGTACCGCCATGTTCAATCGGAATAATACCAGACTGAATGTCGGCAGCGTCATGTTTATGACTCTCGGTAGTTGTTCTTAGCTCTTCGACAGAAGCACGAATATCTGCATGAGAATGTTCGTCTGTATTGTGAGTTTGAATTGTTTCATCAATATAATTTCTGGCGTCAGCAATATCATCAGCATAATCTGTAAAGTCAGTGGGCAAAGTCCCTTTCAGTGTTTTTAAGTCTTCTACAATCTGCAGACTTTCATCGCGCTTCTGACTGGCAATATCACTGCTCGCTTTAGCCGCAACCTCTGATTCTTTAGCTTTATCCGCACTGTTCTTGGCAGCATCTGTAAATCTTTTAATATACGACTCTATCGTACTTGTGAACATTCGCTCTACAGCCATAATAGAATGCTTCAAACGATTGATAGTGTCGGCATTTATCAATGCATTTCGGAGACGAGGATTTGAATTCAGTACAGCTTGTGCGTTAGTGTAATTGCCATTTTCCATCGCAGCACGATATTGATTTGCCGCGCCGATCAAACTAGAAGAAATATCCTCAGAGTTCGTCCAATTATCACAGCTTGCTGGAAAGTTTGTGTACTCAAGGTCGGCATATTTCCCGTCTTCGTTTAAAATCCAATCACTCAAAATTTTCCCTCCAATCAATATTTGTTTTTGACAATATAAGGATAATAGGGCCAATAACGGCTCATAGTAACCGTCATAGTACCATCTCCCAGCGAAATATCTATTTTCTTAATTAAAAAATTGACGGGCTGATTTCCGGTATTGATATATTTGGGAGTATACGAAATTTTCTGATTAACATCTAACCATGGAATCAGTACGCATTCTACAGTTACGTTATCAGTCAAACGGCTAAGAGTCCAGTGTTTGTACTCAGCACAGTTCATGGCAGATTCATTAGTCGTATAATTTTCGTAGTCTTCTCCGCTCAGAATCTCATTGCGCCGCCCAAGCTTTTCAATAGTAAACCGAGAACTATTTATCCAATCAACATCCGCTGCGTTTGACAAGCAAACATATCGAATGTACTTGCAATTTTCAGCTTCTTTATCCTTTTCCTTCTCTTCATCAGTGGGTTCCTTATCAACAAGCTTGACCATAACGTGGATTTGTTGTTCCCCCTGATAATAAAAGTGCTTAGTATTAGAATCATATTTAACGACAATCACAGTGTCTTCAGGAATGGTTGTCCCATCAATCAAGACATCGTTTCCTTGATCGTCAACATTACGAGCATACAAATCGTATGTTCCGTAACTCAATGATTTAGTAGACGTTGTAAGATTTCCGTTTGAATCAGCAGCCTGCACAGTTAAACGGAGCGAGACAAGAATTTTTACGTTCTTCTTGAAGCCAGTTGTGGGAGTGGTAAAAGCGACCGTCAATTCAGAAGGAGAGTCCTCCATAGATGTAAAAGTTGCGTTTGCAGTAACTGTAGTCGTATCGCCACTAACAGAAAAAGTTGTTTTGTCTTTCGCAGAAAAAGCATCGTATTCAACTGACGCTCCCCACAGCTCGACACAATTACGAATCTGGGAATAATCGTATGTACAGTCTTCGGAAATGACGAGATCTTCAAAATCGGAAGCGCTCATAATTGTCAAGGCATCATATCCGGTAGGAATCTCAGAGCAGATAAATGTAGTTCCGTCAAAATACATCTCAAATGGATAACACAAATCACGCAGTTCAGTAAGTATCTGCCAGATAGTCGCACCAGTATCATATTCAAGGTCATACGGAACACTCCGGTTCCAATATCCAACGACGCAATCCTCCATACCACTCAAGCGAAATGTTTTTGCGATCGCGTTACCAATGTCTGAACCAACAGGTATTTTTGTTTTCTGGCCTGTTAAAGTACCGCCAAGCGTTCCATCGAGCTTTGCGACTAGGTCTACGCATGAAATACTAAGGATATGTTCAGTGCTGCTGTATTTGAAACCGTTCTGATTGAAAGCGTACACTCCTTGAGAATACCAGTACAATTTACTGTTAACTGACTCCATACCGATATAAAGCCTTACATATTTATTGGCCTATTCATCTCCGAGCATAGAAGAAATGTCTTTATTCCCCTCCAGATATATAGAAGCAGAAAAGGTCCGTCGAATATCTGCGTCCGAATCGATAGAGATAGAACCATCAACAGTCAAACCTTCAAGTGAATTTAGAAGATTCATATCAGTATCCAGTAATTCTATCTTACAATAGAGATGTTTAACACGTGTTTTAAGCAATGCGAGCTCTGCTTGTGAAGGAGTATAGTTTTTCATGGCACACCTCCATCTATCGTTATGATGTCGTAACAACTACAGAACATGTGGCAATCAAATTGTCCATAGTCGCAGTAATTGTTGTAGACCCCGGGGAAACTCCTTCAACCACGCCTTTATCAGTGACAGTCGCAATTTTCGTATCCGCGCTCTTCCATATGACAACATTCTGAGAAGCACCTGATGGATAAGTTGTATACTCTAACTTGTGATTGTTGCCAACACTGAGCGTAAATTTGCTCTCAGTTAGACTAAAGCTTTGAGCAATAATGCGAACTCGGGTTGCAGATGCGATAATTGTGACATTGCCATAAACAGAAGGAATATTGATTTCGTGACTTACTTTACCGGTAGATTCATCAGTACGCTTAATATAAGTCGTGTTTGTGACATTTAAGCCGCCCATAAAAACAACAACGCCACTGATTTCGTAGTCTTCAACAGGAGAAAGAGTAGCGGTATATGGTTTACCTTCGAAAATGGTAGTGTCCGTGTTGTCTGAATCGACATAGTAGAAATTGTTCGTGATATTGTAGGTTTCTTCTCCGGTTCTACCTGTCATCACGTTCACAAAACCATTATTTAGCATATCATTGTCATCGTTAACGCTTCCAACCTCCGTAAAGTCAAAGCTTAAAGTAACCTTGTCAGGATGTTCAGAATTCGAAGATTTGACGTTGCCATCAATAGCAATCATCCAGATGCGGCCATCTTCAATTTTCAAAATCTTAGTACCGCCATTCGTGAGCCAATCAATCATATCTTCACGATACCAATGACTATGCGCCACATCGAAAGTATCATTTTTTAGATACCGAATAGCTGTACCAGAAAAAGAGCCTGAAGTGTAGTTTGATTTGCCTCCGAAAAATACGAATGGATATTTACGATTTAAGGTTGTCACAACAGATGATTGACGATTTCGATCGGTTTCAGTGATTGAAGGGTCGAGCAAAATATGATAACTTACAGTTCCATCTGTGATGATAGCTCCATAAAATTTACTTTGAACAGTTGTCTTGATATATGGGAGCTCTGTTCCATCACTAAGAACGGGTACTAAAGCGTACTCGTACTCTGTTTCTCGCCCACGTGCAAAATAATCGTTGTAAACAAAATTGATGTTTCCATGTCCGGCAAGCTGCTCATAAAGCAAGACCCACGGTTTTTGATCTGCCCCGATTTCGCGGCGCTTCAACTTGATTTCGTGCAGATCCGAGCCATATTCAAAGTTGGAGCCACCAAGAGTTTTTTGATTAAAATCAGCAAAGAGCAAAGTATCTTCCGTCCATTTCATACCGGAATCATAAAAGGTAGAGAACTCGTCAGGAGATCCTGAAAGATAGACACCGTCGTAAATACCATTTTGAATCACAAACCCTGCCAGAGAAGGATTCCCAGCACAAGGGGAGGCGTCAGAGCCAGTTCCGAACAAATCGTATCCTAGAAAGTTCATTCTTCCACCTCCCTAATCGTAATATCATAAGCATTATCTTTATGCTGTAGGCAAATCAGCACGTCCATACTGGTTCGTTTCATGTAGTTACTGTCAATAAAATAAACGTCGGAATATGCAAAACCGCCATCCTCGCGAATGATTTTCAGCATAGCATAAAAATATTCGGACTGGTTGGCGGGAAGATAGCTTTCGTAAGGAAGTTTAGAAAAAGCTCGAATATTAGTGGAAATAACGCCTCTATATATCATTCCATCCTGATCGAACGAGAATTCTACAATATTTTTTCGAATAACAGGACGAACCTTGAATGCCATCGCATAGTCTTTGACATTATAGAACTCCATTTGATACGGAATATCGAACGTGACTTTTTCACCATGAGTCAAATCCACAGCATAACCACCAGATGATGTTACATAAGAAATCTGGTCTTTTGTTATTCCAGAAATATCAGCAAGATGGCTTGAAATAGCAACATATCCGTCACTTAATTTATTCTTACACTGTAAAAAAGTGCCTCCTTCTGCGCTCGCATAATATTTTGTTTCGAACTGAATAAAGCCAGTATCCAAAGAATAACCATTGCGAGTTGTGCCGGTTCCGCGAATATAAAACACAGTCCGATTATCCAAACCGTTCACTGTAAAAGACGCTCCTACAGCTCCATAGAATACTGCAGATTCTTTAATCAGATTCTTACTTTCATCGTATAGATGATACTGGTAGGTACTTAATGTTTCACCCTGTACAGTTACATACTGATACGATAACAGAAACAAAATTGAGGAAGTAGGGATAATATTTTCCGTATTAGAAGAAAGCCCGTCGAAGCTCAATATTGGTTTTTCTTTGCACCAAAGAGGAATAGGGTCACTGAAATCACCATATTCGTCTTCACCAGAAAGTCTGACCTTGACGCGAATAGTATAGTTGCGAGACTGATTGTCGAGCCAATCTGACGAAGTAATTCTATAACCATAACCAAGATTAGCAGTGAAACCAGTCACAGCGTTTGTAACACTTCCGAGCAACTTGTTGGTCATGCTGTCATACACTTCATAGCAATACGTGGTCGTTGCCTTTTCCAGCGCGGCAGTCTTCTCTGCTACATTGTCTTTATCATTCCAAATCTTTCCCTGAACATCATGCATGGCCCAGCCGACAAATGTGCTTGTTTTACCATAAGTTTTCTTTAGTTCGGCCTCGCTCCAACCAGCGATAGCGCTGACATCACAGGCGGACAAGGGAGCACCATCAAAAGTGTCTCCTTCAACCGCAGCAATCATCTTTTTGACAGTGATGGCGCTTCCACCAACCGTCTCTGAAATTCCTTCCGCATCAACGGACAAGATGTTTGCAGCCACAAGGCCATTGGTCATAGCAGTTGCTTTCGTTTTGACATCAGATAAATATTTTGAAATCTCAGATTGAGTGAGCGGAACGAGTTCACCATTGTCCGTCTGGAACAGAGGAGTGTACGCCACCTGTAGACTGCCCATTTTATCATCACACCCGAGAACGGTAGAATAGTCGCCCTCAGAAATGATGGTTTCGTTCGCATTCATCTCGTTCACGAAGGTCTGATACTTTGCAATATTTTCAGCTGTCCATACAATTCGAGCACGATTGAGATTGTCAATATTCCCATAGGTCTCGACACCACGGCTTTTAATAGCAGCGATAGTAGTCTTCTGCTTCTCAATGGCCTGATCGTATGCTTTTTGAGCATTATTATATAATGTACCGTCATAGGTGGTTGCCACCTTAAAATATGCGGTAGTCCCTTCGTTTGCATCAAAAACAGAAATGGGGGACAGTATAGGTTTCGCCAAGGTAGAATCACCTCCTAAAATTAAAAAGCCGCACTTGCAGGGTTATCCGTCATTGGCGGAACTACCTGCATTTTGCGCGGCTTAGAGTTTATGAAGAATCAGCGTATTGTAGTTGCTTTGAGCAGCAGTCACCGCAACCCGTTCTCCAACCTTGAAGAACTGACTGGATTTAATCGTGTATTCCTGTCCAGCAGAAGTTACGATGTATTTCCCATTGCTGGTTCCTGTTACAACACCAAAGAAGGTCTTGTCAAACGAAGCATCCTCAACAACACGTCTGGCAGTATCGCAAATCATCTTCGCGAGTTCGCTGACAGCTTTTCTTGAATCAGTCACTTAACACACCTCCTTATCGTTTACTACATTCCTGATAAATCGCATTGGGCAAACCCTGAACGATTTCACGAGCCAGACCATCAACGTCGCCAATCGGTTTCTGAACATAGATGTCGCCAATGCTGATAGACGGAGCCTGACTGCGATTTTGAACATTTGCGGTAAGGCCACCGTTCTTTGCGAGCTGCCTCTGGAACCATGCATCGGGATTACCGCCTAAATCAAAGAGCTTAGATGTAATATCAGCAGGAACAACGCCGTCACCAGTCTCAAGATAGGTATAGCGCCCAGCTTCAGGCTGACGGACGATAAGTTCCTGACCCTTCTCATCAACATTATAAGTACCAGACTTGTTAATGCTGCGAGAACCGGTAGCTTTCTTACCTGTGATTTTATCGACTTTGTCTTTAACCCAATTCTTTGCCGAATTAGTCTTCTCAGAGACGGCCTCTTTGATATTGTTGTAAGTCTCTTTCACTTTATCAACAATTTTTTCAGCAGTCTCTTTAGGATGGGTCACCGCATCTTTGGCTTTAGACGCGACTTCCTTACCCTTGTTATAGGCATCCTTTGCGGCAGAAGCAATCTCCTGAGCGGCCTCTTTCGGATGAGTGACCGCCCAAGTGACTCTTTTGCCGGTCTTGACTGCACTTTCAACTGCCGAAGCAATCAGTTCTGTCGGATGAGTGAGTAGATGCAATGCCTTTTGAACCATGTTCGGGTCATTGGATTCATTGTATTTTGTCAGCTTGTCCACAGCGGAACCGAGAGAGTGTTTGTTTATCCATGCACCAAGCTTGCTGTTGGAAAACTTCTCGAAGAGCCCTTGGATAGTTTTCTTGACCTTGCTAAAGCTAAACGATGCAGAAGGTCCAACATTGGCATCCATTGAATTGCCATAGTAGCCACCACCGCCAGACAAACCAGGAGCCGGAGTGGTATTCATGGTGTTTTCAACTTTTGGTAGCCAACCAGATATAACATCGCTGATATTTGACGTATCTGCATTGTAATCAGCAAAAATGGTCTCAAACAGCTTATTGATTGCAGTAGAAGCGTCCGTAGACATGTCGGGAGACAGGGAATAGAGGTTGTCCCATCCATTCTTATACACGCTACCCATGCGCTGGAACATTTCAGCACAAATAGTTTTGATTTGGTCGTCGGTTAGATTCTTATTGCCAAGGGCAGAATCCATCGAATTAGAAATCATGCTGCCCATCCGGTCGAAGAGGGTGTTACCGATGGTATCAATCTGCTCTTCAGACAGTCCGGCATTTTTGCCAAGCAGCTTCCACACTGTATCAAACTTATCACGCAGACGCTTCATCTGGTTGTTCGCCAGACTCTTCGTAATAGATATCAGGTCGCCCTTGGTTTTGGCATTCTTCAAGTCGTCAATAGGCAGAGAACCGACCGAGTTGCCGGATTCTTTCATGGCCTCAGATAGCCATTTCTTTGGATCTTTGCCGATTTCCATCAGGTTCTCTGTAGTGTCAGCCGGAATAACGCCATCGCCCTTTTCGAGATAAGTCATTCGACCCTTTGCGGGATTACGAACAATTATCTCTTCGCCCTCTTCGTCAACATTGTACGGAGCTGCTTGGTCGATATGCTTGTCACCCTTAGCACGGCCCCAGTTCCAAGGCCAAATTTTCCAAGAACCGATGCCCTTCTTTTTAGAGCCGCTATCGCTTGAACTCTTACCCCAGTTCCACGGCATAAGTTTGCTGATAAAGCTACCAACACCCTTTACCGCCTTGCTGATAGTAGAGCCGATGCCCTTTACTACATTAGTAATACCTGCGCCGATTCTCTTAATGCCAGTAGTGAGGCTTCCGCCACCGATCGCGCCGACAGCAAGCGTACCACCAAGCAGAATCTTGCCGATGACAGGAATATGACTGACCGCAGCCGCAATAGTTCCGGCAACACCCGTACCACTTGTGGTACCAATAACGGTGCTGACAGTCTTACCAATTCCTTTGAAAATACCAGCAATACCAGAGAATAGCTTGGTTTCACCCAATGTAGTACCGATGTTACCGAAAATTGAGCCAAGCCCGCCAACCGCGTTTTTGGCAATAGATGCGACTCCACTGAACCCTTTTTGGAAGATAGACTTCAATCCGCCATTACCGGAGAAAATCCCCTGCGCAGATTTAGCTATAGACGGTTTTGCGGCATCCAGTCCAGTAGTGATGCCATCACCGACGCCAGACTTTATAACTGGAGCAATATCGGCTGTAAGTTTACTACTAGCACTGCCATCGCCGATTCCAAAGATACTCTTTCCTGCATCCAAGAGGCGACCAAAGAATCCCTTACCGGAACTCTTGTCGGAGAATGTACCAATGGCACGCTGCAGTCGATTGAACAGGCCGGTGATACCGCCACTCTGAGTAGTCCCAGTGCTTAAACCATTTATAACGTCGTTCAGTTTAACCAGAGTATTAACCAAATTGGTCAGATTAACGACGACATTGTTGACATTAGTTGCGCCCTGAATCGCCTTCATGCTGGCGATGACATTATCTTTGTAACCATCAAGACCAGCGGTCATCTGGTCGAATGTCATGCCTTGAATCTTCGCGGCATATTCCTGTTTTTTCTGATAGTCCTCATAGCTAGAACCAATCAGGTTAATCAGTTCAGTGTACTTATCCTTCAGCTTGTTCAGTTTATCAATCTCGTCGTTTAGGGCATCCTCGCGCTGTTTAGAGTTGAGATTGTCACGAGCCTCTTTAATGGCGGACTCATCAGCCTGCCACTCATAACCATTAGAGGTGTAGACACGGACGGTTTTCTGAGTCTCGGCTTTTTCAAGCTCGGCTTGCAATTTTGCTAGTTCGATAGCCTTTTCTTGCTCGTCGTTTGCGTCCTGAAGAGCTTCGATTCGTTTATCAATTTCTTCAGTCATGGCATCGCCATAAATCTTGAGGTCGTTGGAATTGTTATCGTTGAACTTATTGAAAACATCAAGCAGGGAAGAGAAGAGGTCTTTTAGATTGGAGAAGATTGTCTGAAGCTTATCAGCCTCAGTATCCATACCCTTCATATGGTCTGTAACGTCCCATGTGCCATCAGCTACTTTCTGAAGAATCTCAGCGTAACGTTTACCGATTTCTGTTCCCTCGTAATCAGCAGCAAGTTTTCGTAACTGCTCAACGTAAAGAGCACGAAAAGCCTCTTTATTAAAAACAAGCTTATCTCCCTGAAGATCTAGACAAGCAATGTACTTTACATCAAGACTCATCAACTTCTGAATGCTGTCTTGACTTAAATTACCATAAGCATTATACTCATCTACAATATCGGATAGATCATTAAACGCACTCTGGAAATTATCCATCCGATTGTTGATGTTTTCCAGAGTGGAACCTATACCATTGATATATTCTTCGATACTGATAACATTATTTTTAATCTTATCTTCAGCATTTCTAAAGCCTTGAGCGAGGTATTTACCGGCCACTCCACCAGTCTCTTCACAAGCGGTAGCCATTCCATCAAGCTTTTCGAGGAACATCTGCTTAAAGGCATCGCTGTCATAATCGATTTCACCGTTCTCTGGATTTAGTGCTCCAGCAAATCGCTCGTCTGTAAATAGGTCTGTGTTATCGTACAAGTCCCGAATTGCCTGATACTTTTTGTCCACATCATCTGCATCAAGGGCACCAAACGGATTGTCAATCTTGTTTTTGCTCACCTCGGACAACCCAGAAAATGCGGATTTTATAGCGTCCGTCTTTTCCTTGGCTTCGTCCATCGCGGTGCCGTAGCCCTTGATGGCATCAGTCAACTGCTCGAAAGAGATGGTTGTTGAGTCTACATTCTGATCAAGATAATTCAGAATTTTATTCATCTCATCAGCTGATTTTCCGCCATCTTTTGCGGCATTCGCTTCCTTGAGTTGTTCCTTCACAAACTTACGGAACTGCTCTACATTGATTTGGAGCTTATTGCCCTGCTTTGTCAGACAGGCCGTAAACTTATCGTCCAGACCAACCAAAGACTTTGCTGTGTCAGCACACAGATAACCATACTGGTTATACTCCTTCATTGCCTTATTTAAGGTATCGAAGGCAGAAGCCACATCAGTTACAGATTTGGCAGTATTCTTATTCCGGTTCTTGGTTTCCTTATCAAAACCATTCATGTGCTGACGGAACTTATCCGAATTGCCCATGATTTGGTCAACAGTTGCGTCCAAAATATTTAAACCAGAAGCAAGGCCAGCATAGACTTCCTTAGTCCTTTCTGGGTCAACAGACCATGCTGCATCTCCATTTGCCAAGAACTCCTGTGCTGCAGCGGCTGTCATAGATGCTTTTGCAAACTCGCCAAGGGTAGGACAGACCCGTTCAGTCAAAGCTGTTGCTTGGTCTTCTGTTGCCTTGGTTGCATCCTCGACAGCATCCTTCTTTTCGCCCTGAGCAATCTTTGCAAGCTCCGCATTTGCCTTCTCAACAAGAGCCATGGCCGCAGACTGATACTGAGCAGCAATCATACCCTGATACTTCTCGGTATTCACCTGAAGCTGACCATCAACGAGTTCGAGACAACTCAGATACTCGAAGTCTTCATTAAGAAGGGTTTGGAGTGTGTCTGCACTCAGATAGCCATATTTATTGTATTCATCAATAGCGGTGGTCGCATTCTTATAAGCAGTCTGAATCTCATCAATCTTAGAGGAGACATCCTCCATCTTCTGGGAAGCTTGTACTACCGCGTCAACACCATTTGCAGAAGACTGAGCTACAATACCAACCTGTACGAGAGCCTGAGTAAAAGCGTTCACGCCATCTGTATCGGCAGAGAAATCCATATCTGTCAATGCTTTACGAAGTGCCGCCAAGGCTTGCGCCTGTTCGTCAGTCAAGCCTTCATTCGTGCCCCATAAGAGATCGTTTAGTTTGCTTGCATCAAAGTCATCAATGGTATTTTTTAGAGTTTCGATTGCAGAATTGACCTTATCGAAACTATAGCTTACGTCCATACCATTGCTTTTGCCGTCGCTCCAAAAGTCAATAGCTTGGAGTTTTCTACGAGCATTTACATTCTCATTGACGGCATCAGTAGAATCATTGTAAGCATCTGCATCATCCTGAAGCGCGGCTTGCTCATCCATTAAATACTGATAAACAGTATGGTAAGCACCACCTGCGGCTCGTTGTGCCTCAGTCGTATTCTGAACAATGTAATCCAGAGCCTTTCCAAGTTCGGAATAATACTTTGCAATAGAATCTGGGTCGTTCAAATTCTTTACGCCGAAATTGCCGCTCTTGTTGAAAACATCAATTCCAGCATCCTTTAACTCATTCATAATGCCAAGGTTAGCATTTGCAGAAATAGAACTAAAGAAATGGGAACGATTATTATCCTTAGCGGTCTTAACAAGCTTGTTACCCTGAGCGTCTTTAGACTGAATCAATTTAGATTCGGATGCTTTGAGCTGTTCCTCTGTAATATCTTTCAGCAAACCAAGTTGCTCTTCGTATTTGCCATTTTGAAGGTCAAGCTGGTTCACTTTGTTTTCATCAAGAGTTCCCTGCTCTTTAGCGAGAGCTAAAAGCTCCTCTTGAATGTCTTTCGCCTGGTCGAAGTCTTCTGTGTTCCAACCAGACTTGTCACCAAGTTCTTCGTAGGCATCGACTAAATCCTTCAAAGAAGAAGTCGTGTTGTTGGCCGCATCGGCAGCTTCTTTCGTTTTAGTAGCTGCTGTATCAATCCGCTGTGTATAGCTTGTAATCGCACCAATAAGAGAGGAAACTACAAGCCCAGTAACAACACCAAGGGCCATATTCAAAAGTAACGCAGCACCACGAAGAGCCAAAATCTTTAACTTCGTAGCATCAATTTGGGCTTGACCAGAGATTAGCCATTTGATAAAATCAGATATGGAAAGATTTGTCTCGCCCAAAGCCTTTTTGTATGCTTTGTATTGCGCGATTAAGTCAACAAGAGACGCTTTTATTTTAGAAAAGGTCTGAATTTGTAATTTTTGAGTGTTAGCATCTACCGTGAAGAAAGTTAATATCGATTTCGAGGAGAAGAGAAATCATGGAAGAATATGTACGGTATTGCCCATTTTGCGACAAATATTACCATAAAAGAGATTTGCTGTGCGCGTTTTGTTTGAGAGATACTATTCTATTGCCTCAATGGAACGGAATGAACGAACAGAAAAAAATCAATTGGAGGTTTACAAACAGACCCAAAAGAGATATCTCAGAATTAGATCCGAATTTTGTTAAAGAGATGCAAGATAAAGCCAATGTCTTTGACGCTCAATATAGAGCCGATTTGGAGGAGAAAGAGCATCCTAAATATGTTCCCAAATGTCCTGTCTGCGGTTCACCAGACTTACGCAAGATCAGTGCAACCTCAAAGGTTCTAGATGTTGCTTTTTGGGGATTTGCCGCTGGCAAGCCAAAGAAAACATATCACTGCAACAATTGTGACTATGAATTTTAATCCTCCAACAAATACAAACTCTCAAAAAAGAAAGATAATATCTAATTTGAGGAGAGAGTTATGAAAAAGATAGGATACTGTCATTGGTGTAACAAATATGCCGATTTAAATTATGGCTTTTGCCCGTTTTGCTCAAGTCAACTGATATCAATCAGTACATGGAATAAAATGACCAACAAAGAAAGAGAAGATTGGTTAAATAGAAATCCTAGACACAACCCTCCTAAAAAAATGTGGGGTGTTAATCTTGACTCCGCAGAAAAGGAAAACAAGCAAGCCCGTGCTCAACTTGAAGAGGAAGCTCGTCTCGCTCAGTACAAGCCCACTTGCCCAGTGTGTCATTGCCCTGACTTAGAGAAAATCTCCGGCTTTGACAAGACTGTGGATATAGCGGTTTGGGGCGTATGGTCGAGAAAGGCACATAAGCAGTTTAAATGCAAAGCGTGTGGATATGAGTTTTGAGGATGTGATGCACTATGTCTTTAGTGATGGCTATCGCAAACAAAGAAGGAATCGTTGTTTCAGCAGACCGCAGACTTACCGAGACTCACTTTTATAAAGATCACGAGAGTATTGTTACCCACAAGAACCATTACAGGAAACTATTTGTAACAAATCGTGGTCATGCTATTGCATCTACTGGAACAGCAATCTTTCAGGATGGCACGTCAGTAAAAGATATTATTTGCAAAGCGATTGATGTTTTTAATTCAAAGCCACTGTCTATCGACAAAGAATTTCGACACCTTAAAAGAGAACTCATAAAACATTCTGAATCAAATGATAATGTTGTACTCGTAATTGCTGGAATCGAAAACAACCAGAATGTCGTAATGGTTGAAAATATCAAGAACCCCAAATTTCGGAATAGAGTTCAAGATCAAGACGCCTTTATATCAGCAGGAAACAATAATCTCGTCTCACCAATGTACAACTCCTTCGGCATTGATCTAAACACGTACAATATAGAACGAATGGTTCAATACTTGGAATTTATCAACGAGACAACGGCCAGACTTCAGAAGTTCAGCCCAAATCATCAAACTGTGAGTGAACAGTGTGATATTCTTGTGATTCAAAAGAACTGCTTTTATTGGAAGAACGAACCTTTCGCTCTTGAAGATGATCTGTGATGTTGCAATCTGAATAATAGTATTTTACCTTTTGAGGTCTCGGATATAAAACAAGGATATCATTCATATAAGACCTCCAATGTGGCATTCTGGGGCTTTGCCTCCGGTAAAGTGAGAAAGACGTTCCACTGTAAGAATTGTGGTTACGAGTGGTGATGTATTATGAGTCTCGTGATGGCTATCGCAAACAAAGAAGGAATCGTTGTGTCTGCGGACTGGCGACTCATACGTCATAGAATAGACAATCCGTTTATCGCTATGCCGTCCGACCATAGCCAGAAAGCGTATATTACAAATACAAACCATGTCATTGCGTTCGCCGGCGGTGCTAGACTTGACACAGGCGAATTTCTAAACGACGTTATCCTTCATACACTTAAAATTACGTCAGCTCAAAAGATGCCTATCCAAGAAGAGCTTGGATTCTTGCTGAATGTGCTGGTGCAGAAAACAGGGAATAGTACTATTTATTTAATCGAATGTGGCATCGAGAATGGCAAAAATGTGATACTTAGAGCAGATACAGGCCATAACAAAATTCAACCGAATACATTGGACGACATTGGTTATGCAGCTAGTGGTGAGCATAAACTTTATCAATCAAAACTCATCAAGCTTGGAGATAATATCCATACACTTAAACTACAAGAAATGGTTGAGTTCCTTCAGGGTATAAACTACGAAATAGCCGAAATTGACAGTTTAGTAAGCCCAAAATGCGATATTATTACAGTTACTTCCGAAGGCGCACAACGTTTATATACACCTGAACGCTACGGGTGGATTGTCGATCCATGAAAAAAATTCACTGACAGAAGTGAATTGGATCAGTTCTTCTTTTTGAGATTCGTAATTCCATACCTCGGCATAAGCAATCGTATCTGCGTTTAATGGAATGTTGGTTCTTGCCCATTCAGGATTAACTGTCCCAAACATAGACAAGTTCTCCTGGTAAGGTTTTCTTTTTCCACATTGATAAGAAAGCAAGTGACTCACCTCCAACAAAAGAAACACATGATTAGAAAGCCCGGCAAACAATTCAAGTGTAAAGCATGTAGGTATGAATTTTAAGCACACATAAATAAAGCCCCTGTTAGATAGACATCCATCTAGCAGGGGACTGATAAGTTATGTTTTGTTCTTATCGCAAAACATAACTTGCAATTTTCGATTCTGTATTACAGTACATGAATTCAAAGCGTTTAACGCTGGACATAGGAATACAGAGCGCAGTATCACGGTTCGGATTGCTTGCGGCAGCTGTCATACTATCGCCCATGCGGTCTTTGCCGATTGCGTGTTCAGTTAAAACGACATAATCATCATCGGCATTCTCAAGCTTACCATAAATAAAAGTTCCGTCATTCATGTGAAGCATAAGATAAGTGCCTTCTTTGAAGTCAATATGTCGGCTCCAAACATTGTCGCCTGTTTCATAGCCTAGTTTTAAACCAAACCATTCCCGCACCTTGACCGAATTCTTGGCTTTGAAAAATATTGCGGCACATAGAATGCCAACGATAACATAAACAACTACAATTGGAAATCCGACGATTACAAAATTTCCAAGTAAATAATCTATGTAATCAACACAATACTTTATTGTAAAACCAAGTGCAATACTAAGTGCTAAAAATCCTTGGTACTCAATTCTCTTCAATGAAAGCTTTGTATAGAACCAAACACATAAGGCACCTGGGACAAAGACATTGAAAAGCGTTTCAACATTATTTATTAGTTTTATTACCTCCGTCATTTGATCCTCCATTCATTCTATCTCTGTTTTTGAAATATGGACTATTCTGCGCCCGTTCAGACCCGTGACCGGAATATGTATATGTATTCTGCGGTGGCTGTTTTTTAGGCAGGACGGGATTATAGGTCGAGGTCTCGGGAATATGATTTTTCTTTTCCATGATTCAACACTCCTTTTGTAAGAGTGTATCATAGGCTGTCGTAAAAAGCAACATAAATTAAAACACCCGGCCTCCCAGTAGTAGGGAAGTCGGGCTTGTTTTATGACGATGCTTTACTTCAGCTTTTCCAGAATCTCGTCTGCGCTCACACCGCTAGACAACAACTTCTTGAGCATATCCTCAGCTTCGGCCTTCTTTGCAGCTTCCGCAACCTTTGCGTCGGCATCAGCCTTTTTCTTTTCGAGTTTCACAATCTCTTTGTTGAGTTTTTTCAACTCTGCTTCCTTTGCTTTTCTTTCAGCATTCAGTGCGGCAATATTCGAGCCGAGAGATGCGATTTCTTCAGCGATAGATTTCGTTGCGGCATTTTTCTCAGCGATCTGCGCTGCGTAATCAACACCGTCAAGAACCTTTGTTTTGTTCTTGCTTCCTTTAGGTCTAGCCATAATAAAATACCTCCGTATATTTTGGATACGCGATTGTACTTTTATTATAGCCAGAAAATCTTAGAAAAGCAACCTCTTTTTATGTATTATAAATTACATTATAGTGATATTGACAGGATATAACAGACTGGTGTATAATAGACAGGCAATCAAGGGTTCCACATCGAACTTGTCCAATCATAGATGTAAAAATAGGCGGTCACCCTCCCAGTAGCCGGAAGGCAAGAAGGAGCGTGTATTTCTTTAACTGCCTTCCGGCAATATTGTCGGAAGGAGGATGTTGCCATGAATTTTGACATTCAGACTGTCTACTATGTCGCAATGCTGTTCTTCGGTTTTGCTGGCTTTGTTAAGACTGTTCTTGAGATTTTCAAGATGCTACATCATCACAGCGAGAGCCGTGATAAGTAAAAGAGCCGCCTATGTCCAGTAGGCAGCTCTTCATTGGGATTGAAATTGTCCAGATTTTAATTCCATTTGTTTGATGCTAACCGAGGGAACCGTCTATTGGAACTCTTGGTTGCTTTTATTATACACTTTTTAGAGTACGCTGTCAACGAACAACAGTGTACTTTTTCTTTTTATTCAATTATTCAATCATTTTTCTCTTTCTTATATCGCGCCAGAGAATAGCACGTCTCCTCATTCCACCTACTTCTTTAAGTCGTCTGGTTACGTCTGAGGTGGACTTCTGAACTTTCATCCAGAACTGACTATCCTTCCAGTGGTTGCTCACTGACCCTTTTTAGTCGATGGACCTTCCACTCTCCTACATTATATAATAGGGGAGTGGATCGGCTGCTGACCGCCCATTGTAAATACTATTTAGCACTCAATTGTTACCATATTTTAACAATACGATAAAACCGAGCTTTTATCTCAGCATATAGCATCCATATCCTTGTTTCTATCTTTCGATTCCTACATTATATAAATATAACAATAGGCGATATGGCTCTTAGGGTTTCCCAGCACTCTAGGGGCTATTTTATTTTTACATGGTGCCGCATCCTATATTTTTATACACAACAAATATAAGAGGGCATATTAACTTTACCCGCACCATTCTTGAGCTTTCCGCTCATCTGCATTACGGACAACACGCCAGAGATGGCAGCTGTAATGGCCGGAATAGAACCTGCAAGGTTGACCATTCCGTCTGCTGCATCAACAATCTTTGTTGCAAGAGTAACAAAGAATTTGATGAGGTCACTGCTCATAACGTCGTTTGAGAATTTCTCAAAGCTGGCGTTAAGCTGCTTTAAGCGACCCTCAATTGAATCCATCATGCGCTCTTGTTCAGTCATTGCTGAATTAGAGCTGTTAGCGGCATCTTCCATTGATTTTTCAGCAATGGAGAATTGCTCGATCACGGAAAGTACCGCATTCGAGTTCCTTTTGCCGCCAAGCATCTCTGTGACGTTAGCTTTACTAACATCAGTAAGTTTATCCCATACGGCAGAAATCTCTTTCAGGATCTGATATGTACTCTTAAATTCTGTACCGGAGGCATCCTTCATAATGTCTACGCCAGTTAAAGATTTCAATTCACTTCGCAGTTCAGAAACAGAACTTGCCATATCATCAACTGAAACGCCAAATGCCTCTGCGTCAGTCTTACTGGCTCGCAGATACATTGAAATTGTTTTTAAAGTTGTGCCTACGGTATCCGGGTCCTGAAGTACAGAGTTGGCCGCACTAATCAACGAAACGGACTCTTCAAACGAGTTCCCGGCTGCCGATAATGCGCTTGCCGATCTGACGAGTGCCTCCGCAATACCACTTTCGGAAATGGGTTCGTTGTTGCCCACTGAGTTAAGAACATTGACGACGTGTTCTACTTCGTCAGCTTCCATTCTAAATCCCTTTAGAATAGAGACTAGATAAGAAGCTGCGTCAGATGCACTATCAATTCCATCACCAATGTTACTTAGGACAGTGGACCACTTTGCAAGCTCTTGTGATTCGTCCAGTGTATAGCCTAGACGAGACCATTCTGCTGTACTGTCAATAACATCAGAGATAGAAGCACCAAGCTCACGCGCTTGACTTGAAGCAGACGACAAAAAGCTTGAGTATGCCGATTCAGTCTCATTCGTGACTTTTTTCAAGTTAGTCATAGATGTATCTATATCTACGACGTTATTATAAACTTCTCGTAGACCCTGTTTAATCATAGCCACGCCAGCCATAGCGATAGCAGTCTGGAAGTGCTCCTTAAACAGACGAGACAGTTTTTGACCAAGAGTTTCTGTAGTGGCCCCACATCTGCTGGCCTCAACCTCAAGGTTTGATAGTCTTGCACTAAGATCAGTAACATCGCCTTCACAGCCAGCAGCAGAAGCTTTTATTCCGTTTAAACTATCAATTAGCCAAGAATATTTACTTTTATTTGCAATAGAGTCTTCTAACTTCGTTGCACGTTCATAAACACTCTTAAACTTCGTCATGTCAACATTGGCTTGATTTAAATCTCTAAAATCAAATCCAAGTTCTTTTAAATGTTGACTTGTAGAATCAATAGTTGTATCAAGAATCTTGCATTTTTTATCAAAGTCTTGAATTGCTTTCCCTGGTGTAGTGTTCTCAATAGAAGCAAGCTGATCTCGCAATTCTTTTAACTTTCCAGATGTTTTTCCAGTGCCATCTTCTCCATATAAATATTTTTTGATATTATCATTTTTATAGTTGGAGTTATTCTTGGAATAGTTTTCAAGAGACTGAATCTTTTTTTGATACTTTTCATACTCGGATTCTTGAGATGTGAGAGTCTTTTTTAAATCATCTGCAATTTCTTGATTTTGTTTTTTTAGTTCTTTTGCAACCGAATCAGCACCTTTTGCAGTATTTCTGTCAGCATTGAATTTTCCGGCTTTTTCGATATCCTCAAGCTTTAACTTCTGAGATTCCGTAATTACACCTTTTGTTTTTGTCTTGAGTTTATCCATCTCATTGTTGATTGCGCTCAATCTGGTCTGTACCGTTTTCAACTCAGATGATTTGTTTCCATTAGCAATTAACGATGCTTCATCCGCTTTTAGCTTTGCTTGACGATTTGCAAGGCTGAAAAGGCGAGAAATATCACTTTTTGAAGTATCCTGTGTTTTTGTGGAACCAGACTTTCCGGTATCGACCTTAACTGTCTGCTTTGCCGCAGATTGCATAGCTTTTTTAAGCTGTGCGGTTACTTTACTCTGGTCTATCTTAACATCAAGTGTAACCTTTGGAGTTTTTAACTTTCCGCTCTTGACTACCTTATCAAGCGCATCATTTATATTACGGATAGTGTCGTTTTGATTTACTCCAAAAGCAATTTTTACTGGTTTTTCTTTATAATGCTCCTTGACAGAATTAAATTGCTGGTCTAATTCTTTTTTATTTGTGTCAATAACAACCTTGACCTTAATAGCTGTTACGGCAGAAGACTCTGCGCCAGTATTTTCTTTTTCATCCATACTGTTGGTCACCTCTCTTTTCCATTTTCAACAATTCCTTTCAAAATAAAAAAGAGAAGCGGCCAGCTTCTTCAAGCCAGCCTCCTCTCATTCAAATTTTCCAAATAAATTGTGGACTTACAATTCATGCAATGCCGTTTTTACAAGCATAGCCGCTTCAACTTGTACCTTTGAAATAAATGGACGAGCCGGACGTTTTGGTTTATTTTCCTTCGGTCGCCCCATTCGATTCCACTCTGCAATATCCATCCATAAACCATGCTCAATCCAATTAGCAAACATTGTTCCTTCTAAGGCTGCATTGTCTCCTTCTCGGAATGGCGTTTTGCACCATGATGCTTGCGGTCTTGCAATATCCTTTACCGTCATGGTTACAACATTATCGTCAGTAGTAACGCTACTTACGATATTTTTTTTGCTTTCGATTCCGTCAGATCGTCCACTCTTCGAGTGTACGTTTTCTACAATGCTCGCTTGTAGTCTCGTTTCAATTTCCGGCGCAACACCTTCAAGGATGTCTTGAACGCTGCTAACCACACCGGCCAGTAAATCATCAAAGTTTGTATACGAAGAAGCAAGACTTCCCATTCACTCCACCTCAAATCTCAAACCGATCCTTTGCAGACTGAATCTTTGTCGTATCCTTTTTGATGTAATACTTGTTGGTCACATCCGTGCCAGCATGGTTGAGCAGGGAAGAGACATCTTCCAGACTCATGCCCGCATTCTTCAGCAGGGTAGCACCACTATGCCGGAAGTCATGCGGGTGCAGCGTGGGCTCATCAATCATCTCACCAATTTTCTTACACCAATCACCAGCGGTGCTTGAAGTAATCGGCATCCATGCACCATTTGTTTTCGTACCAACAAACACATAGCCGCCATCCCCGATACCATGTTCAGTGCGGTATTCCTTCAGCTCTTTCAAAAGCTCAGAAACCTCCTTGCTGAACATCAAATCAACAATTTTACCTTCCTTTTCCAGAACATCATGCACCATACGATTCTCATAGTCGATAGACTTCCAGAGCGTATTCCGCACTGCGTTGACACGAGCCATCGTGGATAGCGAGAATAGTGCGTACAGACGCAGCGTCATCGCATTATCCTTCATGTGAACGGTGGTTGCAGATTCAACCATGGCGTTCAGCTTCTCTCGCATCAACTTAACCTCATCAGGCGTAAGGTATGTCTGCTTCACTACAGCCACATCCTTTGTCGGTCGGTCAATGAACTCCATCGGATTCTCTTTGATGATTTTCTTCTTGCGAAGATACCGATATAGCGCAGAAATCGTACTCATACGCCGTTTCATACGAGCAGAGTTATTTCCGTGCTTCTTACAATAGAACAGAAACTCCTCAATATCCTCTTCTTCAAGTTCCGTCACAGGAGCGTTACCCTGATTATCCAGAACATAAATCATCCACTGCTTGAAATCCGATTCATAATTGTAAACAGTAGACGGACTGAGATCACGGATGCCCATATCAGTCTCATATCTATCCCAGTATTTTAAAGACACTGGGTTTACGTTCTTGAACTTCTCAGCATCCCATAACTTCAGCGGTTTACTTCTTGTAGCCATATTAAAATTCCCTCCAACCCACCTCTAAAAGTGTTTATTCCTTTTTATCTTTCGCCAGCACAGCGGAGATCTCCTGCTTGTTGTCCAGTAGGGCAGACATAACCTGAGAAGCCTGATTTACATCAAAGTCTCCAAGGCTTTTCTTTGCCTCGTCCAGATAATCCTTCAGGTAATCAATAAACTCGGCAAACGCATCGCGCTTGTTGCAAATTGCCAGAGCCAGATACTCATCGTGAGAACGCTGCACACGCTCCTGCACTGCCTTCTCCAGAGAATCATACTGATCCCAGAACACAGCGGTATCGCAACCTGCAGCTTCAATCTTCAGGTTAAAAGACTCATAAGCAATACGCGGCCACTCGGTCTGCGGCTCATTGCGATAATCATAACCAACAAAATACTTCAGGCAGGTCAGCCGAAATGCCACATCAAACAGCGCAGGCTGATAATCGTCCTGAACAGTACACATCTCAATGACCTCTTTCACGAAGTCGATTCGCTCCTGAAAATTTAAAACCTTCATTTTATCTCCCTTTCATCTGTGCTTGCTTTAATTTCTTTCGCTCTTTTCGAGCTTTTTTTAGGTCGTCGTAATCGACCCAGCCTCCATCAATTTTGGAGTACGTGATCCAGCGGTAGTCTACGTCAGGATAATGGAACCAGAACATCTTGCGCTTCATCAGCGCAACACTGTCAGCAAAACCCTTCGTATCAATTACCTATTTACTGCCATCACTGTATGTAAGCTCATAGTCTGCCACATAATCGATTTTTCTTACAGCTACATCCTTGCCGTCCTTATCGACCCGGCGGAACGCTTCCTGTAATACAAAAGGAACCTGTTTACGACACTCTACGATTTCACCATTTTCCAGCCCAGGTAATACAATATCCCGATAGAACATCATCTCGGCATGGCTATCATAAACCACACCATCATAGGTTCTATCTGCTGGATTTTTGCTCACATTAAATTTTGTTCTGTTCTTTTTCTCCATAAAACCACCACGAAAAACGAAGGGGCGGTTATGCCCGCCCCTTACGATTTGATGTTTTCTTAACTACCGGCTTCACGGGCGTTTCATCTTTTACATCACTAGATGATTTGACTTCAGCCTCTACAGGCATATCCATAATCTTATGGAATATATCACGAACTGCTGGAATGAAAGTTTCCACCTCATCCAGCGTGATACGCTTATACTTTAGGAGGTTGTTCAGGCAAGCCTTAGCTTCCTCCTTGGGACGAACTCCAATCTGGAACTCGTATGTATTCACCCACACCTGAAAGTGAGGCTCAGTATCACAGATAACACGCCATGACTTAGATGGATCACAATGCGGGCAAGCATTGTACATCTTGCCACATACACGACACCATGATTCAGCCATAGCTATTACTCCTCCACAACCTCGATGCGAACCAGCTTCTTATCCTCAGAGCAATACTCCTGAGTTGCATTGATAGTCACAGGATGAGTAGTCTCATTGTTGAAGTCGATCTCAACAGCTGCGTCCTCCTTGGCAGAAGGGAAGATGATGTTGGTCAGGATCTTAGTTGCCTTATCACAGGGATTGTAGCACAGAGCCTCAATAACAAATACACCCTCCTCAGAGAACTTATTTGCGCTGTTGTCAATAGCCATACCAGACTCAGACTCGTAAGTCATCTTAACAGCAAACTTATCACCAGCCTTGCACTTGTCAGTAGGCAGAGTGACCTCAGTGCCAGTCACAGAGAAATTAGTAGCAGTCTCTGCACCCAGCTCGTAAGTTTCCAGGGTAACATTGCGGTTATCAACCTTATCAATGTACTTGAAGGGAACACCAGTAGTGATGTCCACAGGAGCATGAGGCAGAGTCAGCTTCTTGCCATCAGCTGTAGTCAAGAAGAACACGCGGGTAAACTTCTGCTTTACAGTACCAGAAGCAATCTGCTTCTCAGTACCCATCTGGTCAGCCATAGTACCCAGATGCACCAGAGCATTAGACCACTCGGCGGATGCAGTCTTAGAACGGTCAAAGCCCATAATGTTGGTGCCCAGCTCGTCCTGAGCATAAACAGTCTCGCCACCCAGAGTCAGTTTCAGATCCTTCAGGTTGCTCATTGTCCAAATGCGCTTACCATCAAAGTTATACTTATGAGCTCGGAGAGGCCGATCAATAATCAGTTCATCAAAATTCATAATCATGTTTCCTTTCAATTTATTTGGATAAAATAAAAGAGCAGGGCGATTTACTTCGCCTTGCTCGTCCAATCCAGTTGTGATTTTGGAATCCTTCCAAATTCCACGGTGCCAGCATAAACGCCATGCATCGTATTGTCGTAATTCTTAATTTGCTGAACCTTTCTTACATGGTTCATAAAGACACTCACTGGATACTTCATGGCTTGAAAATAATCAGCCTTAAAGCCCTGCACACAAGCCATCGAAAGTACAAGTTCAGCTAAGTGCGATTCGTATGGCTTGTTTTTTTGAAGCTCCATTTTATCTTTCGCTTCTTCAATAAGTGCCTGTCTCGTTGCTTTGTTTGCAGCTCTTTCTGAATGCTTCTCAACGCCATTTGCTGCGCATAGATACTCAGACATTAAATCATAAGCAAGTCGGTCAATCACAACACCAGTCTTTTTGTTCACAAGAACAATTTCTTCAGTCTTGTTGTCTTTTGCCATCACAAAATTTTTAGTGTCTAAGTCTCCGAGAAGAATCGACATATCTTGGTCTTTATTTCCAATAAAAAGCTGACGGAACATATCGAAGTCCGATAAATCCTGCTAGTCCACACCAATAGAATCAAGTTGCACTTTATAATCACTCGAAGTAGAACAAAACAAATACACCAACGAGAAATATTTCTTTTCGCCAAAGCGGATAATTTCGCCAACAGTTGGCATCCGAACCATAATCTTGTCATTGATAGGGAAGTCTTCGCCCATCATCAAACTCGGCTCGTACATCTCTCGAAGTTCCATTAGTTGCACCCCACTAGGTCATCTAAGTCCTGAGTCTTGAATGTCATAATGCGAACTCGATGATGTAAATCCATGTTATCTTCGACGTTTGACGTGATTTTGAGCTGTTTAATACCAAAAATTGTACTACCGTGCAGTTGCTTCTCAACAATGTCACTCAGATAATCAACTCGTGTTGCACCACCATAACCAGAAGGCATCTTCATCAATGCCTGATTTACAATAACCCATACGGTCAGGGTGAAGTTCTCGTACCAATCATTGATGTTACTGCGGTCGGTCATGTTTACCTTGAAACAAATATAGCTATGTGCTGCTTCAATCGTGTCAGGGATATGAAAATAGGGGAAGATATAAGTATAAATTGCCTCATCTGGCTCTTCGATATCATCATTGCCCATCGCCTCAACAAGCCCTTCCGTATTGACCAACTTCAAAGCTAATTTGTTTTTATAGTCCGTAATCAACTTACTCGTTGTCACAGTAGATTCACCACCTTGCACTCGATGAATGTACTTACCGTACCATCAGCATTTGTCAGAGAAATTTTTACAGTCGCGCCATCCATAATACTATTATTCAAAATACGAATTTTAAAAGTACCATCGTCGGCAGCCTGCACCTCAACAAATTCATTGAATTCATTAAGACATTTTGTACTCCACACAGGAGTCTCCGCAACCTCTTCGCCAGTGATGCTTGTAAATACAGGAGTGAATTTCTTCCAAGAACCACCAACACGAACTTCCGGCTTGCCTGCGTACTTAATAGCAGCAGTCACCTGAGAGTCAGTATCAGGCTCATTGCTCTTATTCGGCTCAAAGTAATCACAAATCATTTTCTCGGCATTATCCGTCTTACTGTTGTACTGATCCTGCCGGATATTCAACACAAGGAATCCCTGTGTCTTACCGTGCAGTTCATAACGCTCTGTGCTCTGGTCAACAGAAGTCGTAACATATGTTTTCGGTTCTCCATTGATAATTTCCAACATAAAGCGCTTATCAAGGTCAATCAACGCAGTCTCATCATCAAAAGGCATCTGCACCTTATACTCACGCTGACTTAGTGAAGTCACCACAAGTTCCTTGTTATTCGCGTAGTATGGCTTACTCAGCGTTGCCCAGCGAGAGACTATTTCACCAGTAATCGGGTTCTGCCACTGAATCTGGCGGTTACATAACTCCATCTTACCACGAAGAAAAATCTCATCGTTCGGTTCAATCTCAGTCACCAGCCATTTACAGTTGTAGCAGTCAACAATATCACCAAGATTCAAAGAATCACCGGGGTAAGCCCAAATCTTCTTCTCCTTGGCTACGCTGTTACTACGGCTAACAACCAGCTTCTGAGACAAACCATTCACAAGAGTATTATCCTTATAGTCAACACTATCCTTGAAGTGTGCAGCGAAGTCACGTTTCGCAAAAGCAATTTTGACATCTTTTTTATTAGACATCTTTGCGGCACCGCCAACAGCTCGCACCCTCGTATAAAAGTCCATCGGTACACCTCCTTACTCAGAGTAGGAAGCGTATGTATCATAGTCGATGGTCTTACGCTTGCGGGTCGAGCGGTCTTTTGCCATATAGTTGTCCAACATCGTCATATTCTCCTCATGGATGTCTTTCACAAGAGCACGAATGCTCGTGCGCTCGTTAGCAGGGGAGAATACCTGTAAACTTGTAGGAAGGTCTTGTGCACTAAATGCCTTCAGCTTTCCAAACTCTCGCTTAAAATGCTGCTCTAACATCAGATGCGCTAACATATCAATCTCATCGAATGTGAGATCTGAATTAAACTCTTCTAGTTCTGAATCGTAATCATCGAAACTAAAATCCTCTTCCGGCTCAATGTTTCTTGTAATCACAGAAAGTGATTCCATCAAATAACTTTTTGCACGATCATGTACGAGATCTCGCACTTCATTCTCGGTCAGGTCAAAATACTGAAAGAAATTACTGTCAGTTTCGACCAACTCGTAAAATTTGTCGTATACATCCGAAAACGCGGTCATTTAATCCCTCCAATCTTACTCGGCGGGAACGACCTCCGCCTTTTCTGCCTCTGCCTTCTTACGGCCACGCTTAACAACAGCCTTTTCTGCAGAGCTGCCCTTTGGAACAGGCTGCGCACCTGCCATCATAGACTGCATCTGTGCCATCATAGCCTGCATCTGCTTCTGCATTTCAACCATCTGGTTCTTTGCGGCCTCAAGCTCTGCCCGAGCATCAGCAGGGGAAGACTTAGCTGCAGGCACAACAGACAGTTCACTATTACGCTTTCCAGCACGCAGCTCCTTGTAACGCTCGTCAATCAGGCGCTTGACCTTGGTAGACAGGTCTTCACCGGCATTGGTCATACGATAAAAGCGACCACGGATACGCTCAAACTGAGCACCATCCTTGATGTCAATCATTCGCTGAAGATTCTCGACAGTAGGATTCAGAATCGCATCATCGATATCTTCAATGAATAGAACATCGTCACCCTTAATGCCAATAGCCTTAAAGATCTCATTCTGCTCTTCAGGGCGAAAACGCAGAACACCATTCTTGAACGCAGAACAAATGCTGTTCATATACATGATCTCCTCCGGCGGAATAGGAATCACACAAGGCTCTTCCACACTACCGGGCTCGAAAGCATAACCCTTACCGTTCAGTGACGAAATGGTAACCACGTTATCGTCGCAGTTCAGAACGTCAATAAACTTCTTTTCCATCACGGAACTCATAATTTGTCTCCTTTTCTATAAAAGCGGAGACCGCAAAGTCCCCGCTCAAATTTGCCTTTGGTAAAAATTACTGCAGAACAATCTTAGCAACGCGCTCGATATGATCAATGCTGTAGCCGAAGGTAAAGTCCTTGACCATCAGATGGATCTTTTCGTTGTTGTTGTCGTGATCCTCGTAAGTATGAGTCTCACCCTTCATGTCAAGTCTTCCGATCTTGCCCGCAATACCATAAATACGTTTCCAAAATTTTTAAGAAAAATGTTTATCTAAAATATTTTCTACATTATCAAAATCTGTGTAGGGAATTCTGATAAGTTTGATTCCATTACGATTACAATATTCTGTTTTTAAAGAATCTTTCTTTTGCTGACTTTTATATGTACTAATAGAGTCGGATTCGGTTACACTCTTGCTAAACCTAACAGGCATAAAATGTTGTTGCCCGTCGTATTCAATGCAAGTGTTTTTTGATGGTATATAGAAATCAAAAGGAAGCTGCCGTTCATTTTTACAATCTTTAAAACGGTATTCTCGTATGTAATCAATGCCATGACTATCGAGATAATTGCATACTTTTTCTTCACCATGAGAAGAACAACACTTTGGACATCCATGCCCGCCAAGAACTGAATTGACAGCTGTTGACCATTTGTAACCACATTTCTTACATTTAAAATTTGCATGAGATAATATATTTTTATATCCGCTCAAATACTCAACACTTGGAGAAACCGTTCTTAGTCGTTCTATCATTTCAGACTCTAAAATATGTGCTCTCCCAGCACATTTTGGACAACCAGAATTTTTATTATTAAGTATCGTATCAGGAATTGCGGTCCAATGGTAACCGCAAACATCACATGCAAAATCCACTTTCACAGCAACACGGACATATTTTGAAAGAACATGAATAGTAGGAGATCGTTCACGCATTTCTTTTAAGAATTCATCTTCCGTTCGTCTGTTTGCAATCCGTCGATAACATTCTGGACACCCATGTCCATCAAGCAATGTATGAGGTATGCCATTCCACTCATGCCCATCAAGTTTACAACGACAATGCACTCTCGCATTGTTTGTTGTGTATTCAGATAACAACTCAATATTAGGATTTACTTCAAACAGCTCCGTGGAAAATTGTATTGGCGACTTTCTTTTTTCTGCTCCACGCTTAGAGGCAACACATGCTTGACACCCACGATTATCAAGCAACATTCTTGCCTGTACTTCACGTACATCACCGCATACTTTACATTTCCTGGTAATCTTTTTTCGAAGACCATTATATTCGGATAAAATTTCAAAATTTGGGTTTACATCAAACACTTCTTTTTTGAAGTCTTCTGTCGTTCTCATTGGTGTCATCCATGCTACCTCCTTTCTTGCAAAATAAAAGCCAGACATTCTACACAACATCTGGTCAAATTAAATATTAGATAAACATTATACCGGACGCTACTCCGTTCTTGTTGCATCTAGCAACCTCGTACTCTCATACGAGTGAAGACTATATCTTCACCCAGTAAAAACACTGGGGCACACCACTTCGGATGCCAAACACTTGCATCCTAACCGCTCCCACGCGGATAGTCGTTGAACCTTTTCCTTTTCGGAACTTGGCTGCTGATTGCCCATTATTTTATGTTTAGGTTTTAACCATGCATCATCTACAATTTTCTTTCTGCTTTCGCGACCACCCATCTAGGCATATTTCATCCTTCTGTTTTGGTAATTGTAGTTTTAGGGTTTTCCAGCAATTCAATGTGTATTTTTTATCGTGATTTGCATCACGACTGGACTATTTTATGTAAACTACATAGTTTAATCCGGGATCAGCAGGGAACCATCACCCAGCTTCTTGGCAGAGCTAATACCAGTAATAGCAACACCATCGTAAGTCTTAACCAGACCATAACGGTTAAACTCGTCCTTAGCTGCGTCAGACAGATACTCAGCATAACCGGTCATACGACGCATCTTAGCACAATACTTCATCAGGCTGACAGTGAAGGGATTACCACCATCGGCATACTCATTCAGATACAGAGCCAGAGCGTCCATATCCTGCATAGTGGGCTCCTTGCCCTGTGCATCAATCTTCTGCTCGCCACCAGTAATAGCATCATCAACCATGCTGAAGATGTCATAGAACATCTGGTTCTTCAGAGCCTCAGTCATAAAGGTGGTCAGAGTTGCCACACTCTTCCAAGCATTGCGTCTTACATCCACAAAGCTAAGATCAGCCTCGATCTGCTTATTACGCCAGACGGGCTTAATGGTCTCGTAGTGCAGGTAAGACTTCGGCACGTTGCCGCCCTTAGCTGCATCATAAGCCTTCAGAGTGTTCTTAACAGTACGACCTGCCTCGTAATCATCAAACTCACCAACATTACCACGCTCAAACATGGAGTCCAGCAGCTCATCAGGTGCACCATACAGCTCATCAGTCACGGTGCGGTTAACAAACTGAGCAATCTCCTTGTTAGGGTCACCCTTGTCAATCAGCTCCTCAACATGAGCGCCAACAACCTCAGCAATTTCCTTATCTTCGGCATCCATAGCGCGATTGTACTGAGTCTTCTCAGCAACTTCATAAACACGACCAGGCTGCTTCATCAGCTCGGCCACTTCAATATTCAGTGCCATAATTCATTTCCTTTCTCTTCGCGCAAAATAAAAGAGCTACCGCCAAAAGACGATAGCCTTAAATTTCACGTATCATATTCAAGATTTTTCTCTCAATCAAGCAACAGTCTTTGCCTCGGGCAGCACACTGATCATGATCAGCTTGTGGCCGTTGTCGTCCATCACACCAGCAAACTCAAAACGAGAAGTACCAGCGGTAGCAACCTGCCACTTGCCATCAGTGTTAATCTCCAGCAGCTTGCCGATATTGGCATCCTGTGCATCATCTGCCTTATACTGGTCAGTGCCGTACAGCTCGCCAGCATACAGAGGAACGCGCTTCACCAGCGCACCTGCCTCAATCTTGGTGACCATCTTATCATAGTCATCAAAATTAGTCTGGCTTGCATAAATGCCCTCCGGGATAAACTCATGGGCAACCATCTCGATGCCCTCGGCGGTAGCTGCGTCAGGGAACTTAACCTGACCAGCCTTGTGGTCAACCTGAACACCCATACCGGTGACCATAGCGACCTTTGCGGCATAGTTAGCGGGAATATTCTTCGCGCCGTTCACCATCAGTTCACGAATCATAATATTTTTCCTTTCTCTCAAATGTTATTACTTACCCAAATATTCCCGCCATGCGTCACGCTTGTTAGCGTTAGTGGTGTTATACTTGGTTTCATTCAAATTCAGCTTGATACTCTCAGGCTTATGTACCTCAGAGGTCTCAATCTTCTTTTCGGCAGGAGCCTTCTTAGCGGCTTCAACGCAACGCTCGGCAATCACACTCTTGATGCCGGTCTCATCCAGATTATCAATCAGACTTGCGTAGTTGCCACCCTCAGAAACCTCAGCTTCAGTAATCATCTTGCTGGAGATTGCGTACTGACGCAGATCCTCCTTCTTCTGTGCAAGCTCCGCAGCAGCTTTCTCAGCAGCTTCCTTCTCGGCCTGATCCTTATATGGGGTCAAAGAAGCAACCTCTTCCTTTGCACTCTGCAATTCAGTATTCAAGCTTGCAATAGTGTTATTCAGCTCCGCAATCTTGGCGTTAACCTGAGAAATAGAAACAGTCAGAGTAATATGCTGCGGCTCGCCAAGAGAAACCTCGTTACCCTCAACGGTGTAAGAGAACATGATGTAATCCAAATCGTTCATACAACGACCGAATTTCTTACACCAGATAGTGTGATCTTCGGGGAACACTTCTGCTAGATACATATCTGAATTAAACTTCACAACAGCCTCATTCAGCTTCTCGTACAGGTCATGACCAGTCAGACTGGAAGTCTCTGGAGCATGTTCAGGCTCACCGGTAGGTTCAGTGCCAGTTTCAGGCTCAGTCGGGGGAGGAGTTTCACCACCTTCCTCGGAAGTCTGAATATCAGGCTCTGCCGGAGTGGTGGGCTCAGTGGTAGACTCAGTAGCGGTCTGCTCTGCCTGCTCAATCTCGGTGGGATTCTCAACCTGTGCGGTCTGAGTCTCCTTATCCTTATTCAGTTCCAAATTTTTTGCCTCCTTTTCATTAGATTCTATATTTGAAATCTCTTTTGTGTCCTCAATGTAGGCATTTGCCAATTCAAGACCAAAATCGGTTTCAGCGACCTCAAGCAGTTTAGAGCACTTATATGCCGGTTCAACATTTGCACCAAGCAAACAATGTGCAGTAAACACGCCATCGTCAATAATTTTTGCCATGCGGCCACCCACGATTCCTTTGTGAGCTTTCAACACATCAATTTCCCAACTGGTATTCAATGTGCCGCTCTCAATACGGCGCAGGATCGTCGCACAAGCCTTTGGATATCGCTTCCAGATCTTACAAGAGGCAACAATAAAGTCGGTATCGTCAATTTTCTCGATACCGACCGACTGAAAGCTACCGAATGCATCAGTGTCAAATTCGGCAGTCTTGTATTCATTGCCGTCAGCGTCTTTTCTGGTGACGACTTTCATATTGTGACCAGAAAAATCCAGTTCACCCTTTGGAGCTACGACCAACTTACCAACAAGCGGGTTGCCAACCAGTGTACCCATCCAACTCTCAATGGTTTCACGGTTCAAAGCAACCTGATTCCCATTCACTGAGAAGTCACAGATGACAAACTTGGCAAGATAGTGGTCTGGATGCTCCGTAATCTCAGAGCAACAGATATTTCTACTATAGAAATACTCCTTACTCATCATTCATCACCTCACTTACTATCTTCATTTCTCTGCTGGTCATAAATCTGTTTTTCAGTTTCCTCACCCTTTGGACGACCCGTTTTTTTATCGCTGTCGCCGCCACCACTAGAGTTACCTGTTGATGTATAAGAGGTCTGTCGAGCCACAAACACATCATCATAACCTTCCTCGGTTTCAGCCTGACGTTTACGGAGTTCGTCTTCAGCATGAAGTCCCATATACTCGTAAGCAGTCTTGTAAGAACAGTTCAAAGTGGTAAACAGGAACTGAGCAATCGCCTTCTTCATCTCCATACCCATCATTTCAGTAGTAGAGACTTTCACATCAGGGCAGTACATTGGGTCTACACCTGCATCTTCAAGGCGAATGCGATACCATCGCTTTAATACATCCTCAATCTGTTCCGCAATCTTACCGATATTTTTCATCAGCTGGTCAAGAGACACTTTTGCAGTCGAAACAGTCTGCTGACCATCCGTGTTTAAGAAACTGATACCCAAAGCTGCCATTTCTCGGTTTCGATACTGTTTGACAGTCTCGATATTCGTCATCTCAACTTTCGGCTCAACATATTTAATATCCTTAACATAGGGAGCGGTCGTCACAAGCACGGTATTTTGCTTCCATGCACGCAGCAGGTTATCATGTGCCGTCACTTGTTCAGAGAAGCCCTTTTTATCGTTGTTTGGGCCCATCAATGCGGGGTCAAGCTGTTGCCAGATGATTTTCTTTGCCTTTGCCTTAGCATTTACACGGTCTGAAGTATCAAAAGTCTCAAGCATCAATGCCGGACGTAAGGCGCGGAACAGGGGAGAGACACCATATTTCTGCCCCATGTTGCCAATACGAATCACACCACAATGGTCAACATCCAATTTTGCATATATATCACCATTCTTAAACGCCTGATACACCTCATCTGGATAGTTGTTTTGAATCTCAGTCTCCTGATTTTCAAAGAACAGTGCCTTATTCTTCTTATCCTTCAGCATAGATTTGCTCAAAGCGGATTTCAGCTTAGACATATTGATAAGCACAACAGGCTGTCCATTTGATAGGTAATCACTTATTTCAGCAATACCAAGAGGGTAGTAGTCCACAATATAGTTCTCATCCTTCTGACGCAGATATGTAATGTAAGTACCTTCAGCGTAAGTCATCGGAATGGCAGTACGCAACAGACTTCGCACATTGATTTGTGTATTGAAATCATCAATCACTTCACGGGCATAGTTTACCTGTTTGGTTTTGTTACGCTGCTCAGGAAACTGTGCAAAGCTACACTTGAACTCTGTATTGACATTTGCCTCAATCGCGTCATAAGTAATACCAATCAAATCATCCTTGTTAATGTAGTTACGGATAATTCCATTGACAGTCTGCACATTCGTCAGGCTTGACTGTAACCCTCGTGCAAGTTCATCAATTCGATCAACCGTCAGCGTTTCAGAGGAGGCTGAAATTTTCAGGTATGTACTATACTGTTTGTTTTCAGGGTCATAAGATGCAACTGCATTTCGGATGACATTGTTCATTCTCTCTTCTGAAAGCTCATTCAAAGAGGTGATAACAACAGTACCATCATCTGTCTGTGAAGCAGTCACGACATCAAAATCTTCCTTTTTCTTTCTTGCCACATTTTCACCTCCTCTGCTTAGAAGTCAATGTTAGAAATACAAATCGGCGGAGTAGTCATTGTCTCCACCGCAGACTGGCGCACTTTATCATTGCGACGTAATTCGTATAGACGATGAGCAAGCAAAATAGCAACATAGAACCTATCATCGTGAATTTTATTGGCAACATCGGGTGCCAAAGCATATGTTACGGTCGTATTTTCAGAGTTTGTCGTTTTCTGAATACTTGTAATCTCGTTCTTCATCAAGTCGATATTAACCCACGCAGTCTGTTCCTCTAAGGAGAGTTCATGCGTCCTTAAAATTTCTTGACCAGTTGATTTGTCAACACCATCTACTACCTGAACGTAATCTCCTCCGTTGTATTCAAGAGGAAAGTGAATGACGCCAAGATTCATCAACTCAATAAATTCCTCAACCATGGCAGTACGGAATTTACGTGGACTAATTAGACGTAGCTTGTCAACAGCATCTGGGTAACGGGCATCATATCCTTCGTATAATTCATGATTTGCGTCGATAAAACCACGATGTTCTGCGCCTGTTTTATCAGTCCAATTGTTAAGCAAACCGTCCGCATATGTGGAGGTACCACCGCCGCCAGCACCTTGGTCAATCATCAATCTATCAATATACTCGTAATCAGGATTTTGACCATTGTAATGTAAAATCAACTCATGCAACTGCTCAAGCTGGCGATTAGAATCAAGCTTGAATTTTTTCTCATTCGCAAGGTCAACCATGTTCACGCAATTTATAATGTCGCCACACATGCCGTTTTCTGGATCGTTATAAATACGCATAACGCCGACAATAGAGTTATCCATTGTGCGGGCAGGATCAAACGCAAGAATATACTGATAGCTCTTATCCCAATAAAGCTGTGGGATATACTTTCGCTCATTGCGACGAACCGTACCCCATTTGATGATCTGGTTTACGCCACCATCACGGCTTGGTCGATTATAATATTCACGCAATGCCTTCATTTTATTTGACTTTAAAGCCGCGTCCACCTTATCTTGTGTCAATAGTGCTTTATATGGCTTACCCTTCATATAAACTTTAATTGCAACATCACAAATCATATCGCACACAAAATAATCACGGTCACCGGCAATCATTCGCTTCGCAAATTGCTTGTAGTATTTATAAAAAATCTTGTCCATGGTGTCCTGACTCGAAGCATAAACTAGCTGAGTTGGAACCTGACGAGGCTGCATTTCTGGGTTATAATCACTGTCAGTGTCAGTGACGAAATCGGTATTTTGTGTAGCAAAAGCTTCACAGACAACAATCAGTTCGTCAGAGCAGAACGCAGCCTCATCAAAGAAGATAAGACTGGCTCGCTTACCGCGAACGCCATCAGGATTAGAGTTCAGTGTGTTAATGGAACTACCATTATAGAACTCAACAACGTACCCGGCTGGGTTATGACTAAAACCACTCTTATTGGTTGCAGATTTTTTCGTTTCCTTCTCTGCAATATCTTGCAGACTACGGATGGATGCTGCTGTCTTACCAACACGAGTAACAATTTCCTCTATCTTGTTAAAAGTTTCTTTGGCCTGATCACCCACATTACTTACAATGTAAATAGATTGGTTCTCATATAATATTGCCTTTAGGATAATGAAAACAGAACCCACAAAAGACTTACCAAAGTTTCGACTACATGCCCAAAGAACATGACTTGCATTCCAGCTTTGTTCTAGCATATATGCCTGAGCGTCAAATAGTTGGATACCTAATAAATCTCTGGCTGCAATAACAGGATTACGCCGATAAAACGCAATCGTTGCCGCATCACACTCATAAATCTTACGTTTTACCGCAGTGATAATAGGTGCTCTTTGTTTCATTCTCATACGGCATCACCATCCGTATCTTCATTGCCATTCGGGTCTATTCCAGCATCCTCAAGCATTTCTTTGAGCCGCTGATTCTCAATCAGAGATAAACGATACTTTTCTTTTGAATCGTCACTTTCTTTTTGGAATTTATCAATCAACTCTCGCTGAGTATCAAAAATTTCCTGCTGGTCATTCTCGTCAAAGAACGCATTTTCCTTAATTGCCTTGAGGCTCATATCTGCTGCCCATTGAGTGCCGGGGGAGCGCAACTGGTCATAGAAGTTTGCTTCTGCCCCTGCAATATTTTTCTCTCGCATATCTTTCATCAAGAAGGTGAGAGTATTACGTCCGGCATCCTTATTAGAACGGTTCTTGACAGAGATCTCGTTTTCCTTGGCAATCTTATCATTATTTGAAACCAACTTAACCTTGATATCGTTCAGACTCTTGATAGCTTCCGCTGAGTTCATCGGATTCAAGCGAGCTATCTGCAAGTCAATTTGACGAATCTGGTTATTATTATTCACGACCTGAACAATCTGTGACAGTTTGAATGGGTCGTCCTCAATACCATCCTCAAAATACTTAATGAGCTCACTGAACAAATATCGGCGGTCACTTTCGTTGTAACCTTCAAATGGGTCATATCCGATAACAGAAATGCAGTCGTCCTTTGCTTGAATCTCTGCCTTCGACCACTTTTGCTCCTTTTCTTCCTGTAAATCAAGAGCGTTTTTATTTAGCTCACCATTCACAAGAGTATTAGAGAATGTTTGAAATTGATAGTTCCGAGCATTTCCGATGATCCGAAGTAGCAACCCCATCGTTACACGGCCATTGTTTTGACTAATTGAATCAAAAAGTGAATTGTAAAATGGTACGTCTAAAACATGAGACATGATCATACAGGCTGTACGATCACTTCCAAATTTACGAGAATATTCATCAAACATCTCGTTCACACAATCCTTACAAATAGGTGCGTAACAATCATTTGCTTTCCACAAACTCGAATATGTAATTTTATAAAAGTGACCAACTGCCACATCATATTCTTTTCCACAACGTAGACATTTAAAAGTCTTCTTGTTTTCTGTCCCCTCAAGAATAATATCTTGATCTATGACCTTCTTCTTACGCGGCATTTAGTCACCTCTTTTCATTCAAAAATAAAGCCGTAGAACGTGCGCACATCCTACGGCAAGCAAAAGATCCACCCTCATGAGCACCAATAATCTGGGAGGCCGGGTAGATTTCATTCTATAAAAGACCTATCATGATACGCATCGTTGAGAGGCTTAATAGGTTCTGTTCAAAATTCGACCTCGGAATTTTGAGCCGAGGTCTTTATCATCTATTTGAGCTTGCGCCCTGCCGACGAATCAGCCAAGTTTCAAAATATACCTGCCGCCAGAGGGAGTTTAACTAACGGCAGGCTTGCAAAAGGGGAGATGCTGGGTGCGGGTAGTGGTGACAATCCACTCTATACTGGATTATGGGCCCAGCCAGCACACCGGCGCTGTCACCCGCGTTATATAGTCGGCTTGCTACACTATGCATCGTGAACTGAAACCGATAACTCAAAACGTCACGTTATAATCGTTCTGTTTCTACAAAGACAATTCTTTATCTGCCATTACAATTTAATTCAGTTGGCCTTGGCACGCCCAGCTGCTTTCGAGACAGCACATACAGGTTTTAGAGACCTGACTTCTACCTTTGAATTATAGGCGCATAGTTGGTGTATCCGGCGAGATTTGAACTCTGCGATACCTCGATTAAAAGTCGAGTGCCTTACCAGCTTGGCTACGAATACACAATAAATCCTACCTTTTAGTCGGTGGTAGGGAACCGGTATAATATAGGCCCTCCGGGAGAAGGACTGGCGCGGTCTCAGAGATTCGAACTCTGGCATCGGGTTCGCCGACCTAACGGTTTTCAGGACCGTTCTCTTCAACCACTTGAGTAAGACCGCACAATAACCCTACTTTCCTGTACAGCTACCTTTATATAAAGGTGTAGGGAATAGCTGTACAATCTTTGGAGGCCCTAGCCAGAGTTGAACTGGCGACACTCTGATTAACAGTCAGATGCTCTAACCAACTGAGCTATAGAGCCATATAAAACAAGCATCCATCAAGCCATCCGAGCTAGTTGAATTGTTCTCGTGTTGATAAAACGCTTGTTTTAGACTTTTAAAGCTTCGCATTAACGTGGCGAAACACGAATAGCTTATCATTTCGTTCCACAGAACTACTTTGTATCCAACCATCCGTAGATTGAGTTGGTCTAGGCGGTAGCAACTATTGACCGCACAGCTTGGAGCCACCTGTAGGAATCAAACCTACGACATATGTGGTACGAACACATCATTCTATCTACTGAATTAAAGTGGCATGGAGCCAGTGACATGACTTGAACATGCGAAATCCATAAAGGCATCGGGATTACAAAACCCGCGTTCTACCAACTGAACTACACTGGCACAATAAGCTGGAGCAATCACCCCAGCCCATAGAAAAGGAGACAACAAATGATGTCCCAAGCAGACCTTACGGTCGTACTTCTTTTTTAGGTTCCCGTTTAGTGGTAGGGGCTCACCGCTTTTAATTTAGACGTACAATGTGCGTCTTATCTTCATTCAGCCTTCCAAATTTATCCTGATAGACCAGAATAAATCCTTCTCGCTGAGATGGGGTTAATTTTCCATCTGCGTAATCCATTTTTGACGTTTCACAACAACAGCCCTGCTCATAAATTACAGAATTACCGATATCATAGTGACCTGTTTTATGAGTGTGTGCCATCACGATAGTATCAAAGAAATAATCATTATCCTTGAAATACCGATATGCCTTTTCTGCCGTTTTCAACATACCGCTAGAGTAAGCAAGTGGATGCACAAAAATTGTTTCGCCAACAAAACTAAACCAAGTATCGTTATAACCGATCTCGATACCACTGTCCTTAAAAACATCAATCAGAGGGTCGTAATGAACCTTTGTATGAAGCTCCTTGTTGTAATGGTTAAAGCCATCAACAAAAATAAGCTCCAAAGATGTCTTTGGCATCAGTTCAAGCAAGTCGGTGTCCAGATTCTTAGCAAGATAATTCTGGAAGCGTAAGTCATGATTACCATAATTGACAACAACCTTCTTAGGCTGAAGCATCTCAATCAGGTCAATCATATACTGACGTGCAATCAGAATTTCCTCCATTGGACTCTTACGATACACCTTGTTGAAACGAGAAATGGCCTGCGCATCTACCAGATTTCCGTTTACCTGAAGAATATCAATCTTGCCAGCGTACTCACTAAAAGTCTCAATGGGCTTCTGGAATGGAATATGTAGGTCGGAAATAGACAGAATGCAGGTTCCCACATCTCTATTAGATAATGACTCCTGATACTGCATACCCGCACGGAATGCCTTAAAACGCTTGCGATATGCGCACTCACCAAAATTCTTACCCAATTCATCATTGAGTACTTTGGATGCGCCATCCCAAGTCAATTCTCTAGCCAGAACAGCATTCCCGATTCTTACAAAGAAGTCATCGCTCGTTTCTTCTGGCCGTTTATTATAGCAACCCATTGGCATCAAGCCGGGTCGCCCAGCAGCTCATCAGAAGTGGAAATATTGATGGTGACACCCTCAATACCATCCCACTTTGCCAAAGCTTCCTTCAGATTGAAGACGTTCTCACCGTCCTTGGTGATCTCAGTGATAGTGCCCTCGGCAGTATCAATAATAGCGTTCTTAAAAACAACACTCTTCTTAGCAACCATAATTTTATTCTCCCTTATATTTTATTTCAAAATTGAAGTATTTTAGCATTCAAGAGCATCAGCCCAAGTGCTAATCCAACCACGATGATTTGTATTCAACTCACAAATTGCGGTACGGTCATGCCCCCTGAAATGCTCCATGTACGGAATCAGTGCTGACCGTTCCGGGTGCTTATACAAGTCACATTGACCAGAATGTCCGATCGCAATGAGGAGGCACGAGTCTTTTACTCGCGTAATGACTTTCTTCGCATCGGCTAGAGTGAAATTTTGTATTTCGTCGAGGATAATAACCTTGTTTTCAAAGTTGACACCTCGCATATAAGTATGTGCTGCACACTGGATGTACGCACCATACTTCTGACTTTCAGGATTTTCATCAGCAATTACCGCCGTATTTGGATTAACGCCAATGGTTTCAAGAGCCTCGAAAAGTGGCTCCATGTACGGAGCACTCTTTTGTTCCTGAGTTCCTGGAAGGTAACCCTGTTTCTCTTCCTGAGTAGGAGATACAATATACACAATGCCATTGTAACGACCATACTTAACAAGCAGGTCAGCAACACCAACAGCAATTGTAGTCTTACCGGTTCCGGCACGGGCATTCGCAAAGACGACATCAATATTAGGGTCCCAGATAGCGTCCCTAAAAATTTTCTGTTCTGGATCAAGCGTCATACCATAAAAGGTAGAATACTCATCCAGACTCTGAGGGATATCCTTCTTCTTACGCATTTCAGTCTTATCAGAAGCCATATATTACAACTCTCCCTTAATTGAACTCATCCACATCATCGCAAATCTTATCGACGATACCAAAATTGACCTGCTCATTAGCATCCAGATACCAATCCTTGGCCTTATTCTTTGTCATAGTCTTCTTGTCAATGGCAGAATGAGCCATAATATACTCACGCATCTTCACAACCTGCTTCTCGTAGTAGTCCATAGCCATCTTAGACTGCTCAAAAGTACCCTGCGTACCTCCAGAGCCACTGTGAATCAGCGCAGTAGAATGAGGCAGAGCAAAGCGCTTCTGACCAGACAGCAACATCACAAGAGCAGCGCTCATTGCAATACCTGCGTTAATCGTCCAAACAGGAGTCTTGCTCAGTGCAACAACATCAATGAAACTGAACATAGCGTCCAACTCACCACCATAGCTGTAAATAAACAGTTTAATGGGCTTGCGCTGCTCAACAGGGGTATTCTTATCGATACGATTGTATTGCAGAATTTTACGTTCAATTTCAATCAGAGACTGGTCAATCTCAAAGTCGATAAAAAAGATACGCTCTTTCTCATCAACATAGAAATTCATCATCTCAGGAGAGGGGAGACCACCCTTGTTCATCAGTTCAGTGATCTCTTCGGGCAGCTGAATCTCAAAATCCAAATTACTATACCTCGTTCTTTCAAAGATTAGTAACGTGCGTTACGCTGCATCTGCTTTAGCATCTCGACAGCGGCAATATTAAAAGGAAGCAGCTCAAGATATCGAGCGGACTCTTCCAGATACCGCTTGTGACGGGTCTTTGCAATACAAGCATGAGGGAAGACCTTTCGCACAGCCTTCGCTTCGGACTTAGTGATTTCAATCATTAGGTAAAACACCCTTTCAAAATAAAATAGGTAGGAAGAAAACAAGCATCCTCGCTCTCTCCCTACCATAACTTTCCGCACTGTGTTTTACTCTATATATGTAAAATTATAACGTATCTACGTTAAAATATTGCGCTTTTTCGCATTTCATAAATCAAACATTTTTCTATTTTGCACGGTTTTCTCAATATTTACGTTTTTAGCGCACTTACGACAGTATTTTTGTCTGCGTCCGGTGCGAGCAACCATCTTTCCGCAACAATCACACTTGATGTACTCTTTCCCACAATACTGGCTCCACAGAATACCAGCATTCTCAAAATCGTCCACGAAAATCTCATGAGGAGAATCCGGCTCCGCAATCAAAACATGGATGTTCAAGTTGTCAATCTTTTTCAAGCTGGCAAACCCAATAAAGCCAAGATTATGTAACTCACAAATCATCTCGTTCTGTTTTTTTTCATTCGCGGATACGTTTGCCATCCTGAAAATATCAGCCGTATCTTCCGTAATCCAGTAGTTGCATTTTTCATTAACTGCAATATGATATTTTGCCAGACACAGCATCGTAAACATCAAGCGTTGCATCTGCTTGCCCTCAAGTGCTTGAATCTTCTCTACCTCTGCTTTTGTAATGCACACACCATCAAGTTCCACCATAGGACGGCCTTTAGCAGAAGCGATTGCTTTATCAATCAGTTCTCTATCCAGAACCTTGTTGTACCCTTCAAAATGACGCAACATATACTCGTTGAGCTTTTCTCTTACATCATCCTTTGAGTACCCTTTGTAAAAATAGTACTTCGCAACATAATGCAAAACATGCCCCGCCCTTTTCCAAGGTACATCCTTTTCTAGCCACTCTTCAGCGTAAAGAACTTCATTCAATACAATCATCCGCATCCTCCTTGCTATTCATGTTAATCAACACATCCTTGAAACGCTTGCCATCATATTCAATATCGCCATTCTCGTCCTGCACAAGAGAATGCACCATACCGTTATGCCGTTCCAATAAGCGTTTAATCAAAGTATCGTGAAATAACTCCCAAACAATTGCAATACTGGATGCATTCTTCTTACAAAGATCAAGCATAATATCGCAAAGCACATCGTCATTGGAACATTTATCGTGAAGATTACGGAACATACTTTCCTGATATAGCGCAATTCGCTCCTTGCGGTCTGCGCTGGCTTCTTTATTATTGTTTCCGTTACCAGAATGGATTGCGTTGCCACGAGCAAATCTCAAGTAATCCTTAAAAATAGAGCGAATACCATAGTATTGAGAATTGGTGTACTCAATGCTAGACTTGAGCGAGTCGTAATCAAACTTGCGCTTTATCTTGAGCTCTTCTTCGAAATCTTCCAGCTCGTCCTCAACAGTCCAGCATAGGCGGTTCATGGTACAAGAATTGATTCCGACCGGCATCCGATAGAGGTAATACTGGATAACCATTTCATCCACATCGTCCTTGACGGTCTTTTGCATAATCTCATCCAGACCGGCAAACCCATCCCACTTGATGCGCTTGCGAGCTGCGGCCACATACTGCTTGTAATCACGCATCTGAGCAGGGTAGATGTAGCTCATAAAATATGGCTTGCGCCATGCGCAAATACTACTCCAGAACTTCTTATCCTCGATAGTATCAGGATTATCATCATCTTTAACGGCGCAAGCTTTATTGTCATACCAGTATTGCGGCATATCTGTCGTAGCTACGCCTTTTATTTTGTCGATCGCGTTCTGTTGATAAAGCTGTCCGCAGATAATGCGATACGTAAGTTCATCGTACTCTTTACTACCTTGCTCAAATTTACTTCGCACATCAAACATCGTTGTAATTCGGTTTGTTGTACGTCCAATATTATCTCCAAATCCGCTGATATTAGATTCAATAAAATCCTTTTCGGTCGGAACTTTTTTCTCGCATTTGCGCTGAACACAAAGAACAACCGGCTCATTTACCCATTTATCAATGAGGACTCTATTGTCGGTAGAAAATGTAAGGTCGGCATCGAAATCTTCACCGTTAAGCGCTGCACACATATTATCCCACGCATTGGTGATAAACACGGACTTCATATAGCGATACCAGTATTGGCAATCATCAGACACATTCAAATTCATGCACCGAATATTTGCCATCTGACTCATAGGAGCTCTAAAACAAGCAACCCTTTTGACGTCTCTATCATTCCAAAAACGACTGTAAACCTCACCGGCCTTCAATAGTCCGGTTACCTCCATCCGAAACATAGACTGGCAAAGCGCATATGGATCGCCACTCGCAACTTGAAAATTCCCTCGTACCTTTACAACACCAGTTTTTGCCTGAGAGATTCGCTTTTTAATAAAGTATCGAATCCGATTCTGCACATAAGGGTCGTTAATCATTTCTGGCTCAATCATAAGAGCCTTAATATAGTCGTTTTCCAGACTGTTTATGTAATTCGGGTCATCACGCATTCCACTGCCACGCAAATACAGCAACGCATCACGCCAATCACCGCCCATGACGCCCTTGATTTCGTCCAAAGTCGGCTTTACAAGCTCACGAATCTCATCATTCGTAAGCTGATAGCTTTGGATAAACTGATAATTCAGATTGCGCTCCTCATCAAGCTCCAACTCACAAGTCTTGGTTACAGAGAAGTGATAGTGGTTCTCTCTACAGTTTTCAAGATAGTCCTCACAACTATGATAACTATCCCACAGCTTCAACATAGAGGTACTAAGAACTACTTGAATCCTATTTATATCACGATAATCTCCCCATGCGTCTTTTAGCATATTCTGTTTTGCTATCTTCTTAGCGAACTCGCGGAAAGGGAAGGGAAATAACATGCCTTTACAGAACGCATTCCGCACGCAGAAGCCAGACGCGGTGGATGGGAGCTTCAGATCCTCACTCCACTGCTGTGCAAGGTCGTAACTGATGAGTCCAAAACCGTCATTCGCACACAGCTCACAATCATGTTCCTTATCTTCAACTATCGTAGGTTCTCCAGACACTCCATCGTCCAGAACAACAACATGGTCTTTAAAGCGCGTATAGCAATCATCTATAACAAGTACACCATCAGGGTCAGTGACCGGAATAGAAGCAGAGCAAGCAAGGGCTCTATAAGCCTCTAACTTTGCAGGCACAAATTCCATTCCCTTGTTACGGCCATTATCGATTCGTTTGCGGATATCATCAATAAGACGGTCGCTCACAAACACAATCGTACTATTCTTTACACCACCAGTGGTTCCAACCAAGCGACGATATGTAATTCCATTGATTTTGAACCCTTTAGGAGAACATGCCCGGCGGTAATCATTCTTCTTGTCTACCACCAGACACATATAATCCGGTTTGAACTGAACTGTGTCAAGCTCAGTGTATAATCTCCGAATTTCCCGGCGGTTCTCTAAGCAAGAGGGTTCATTCCGTAACATCTTAATTCTACGCTTAATACTCCGTGCCTTAGCCTCTGCATCCGTAACACCATTCAACTCATCAATCCATCGTAGAACAGTGCTATCAGCCAACGAGATAATCTCGTGATTTCGTCTGGCTTCATCTAATGGTAGAGTTAAATCCCATTTTGCTTCAACCAGACGCTTCGTATGGATCTTAAAAACAAACTTTTGGCAAGTTTGCTGCTTTGCCATTCGGCAGTCACCTCCATGTTCTTTTTGAATGTATCCTGTAATGTATAGCTAAAGGGAAAATATAAAAGCAGGCTTTTATAGATAGCAGCTCTCGCCATCTTCCATAGCCTTGATCCAAAGTCGTTCACGCTCCTGATAGAGTTCATCCAGCATATCGTCAGCAGCCTCGTACTCCCGGCGAGTCAGGCTGGCATAATTCATATCCCGAATTAAATACTTAATTTCCGCATCAACATCCTCGTAAGTACGCATTACTTAACCTCCTCGTCCATAACAGCTCCGCAGTCAGGACAAAACTTTGATTCATCGATATTTTTGCTAGAATGACAAGCCGAACATTCAACAAAGAAGCTTTCTCCAAAATCTTCAAAATGTTCAATCCAGTGGGCGTGAACCACTCGACGGAACTCACCGCCAGCGGCCATCTCTTCTTGCATGTATTGAATTGCCCCATTCAAAGTCATCTTGCATACAGTTTTCTGAAAAGCAGAAACAGGACTGTTATCAATCAATGGCTTTGTATCTTCCAATGTCTGAATCAAGTGTGTTGCGTTAATAAACTTATCCATCACTTAACCTCCTTAGCTACCAAACGAATTGTCTCGTCAATCTGTTCAAGTTCTGCCAGCAAGACATCCACTGTATCAGCATCACTTTCGGAAATATACAAATCCTTAATTTTATGTAAAGCCCATTCAAGGTTCGGGTAATAGCCGACCGTAATCTCCTTTACGCCGGTGCCCACCTCACCAGTCTTTGGATTCTTGCCAGCTGGCCGCTGCTCAATAATAACGATATTTCTCTCATCGCAGTTCTTTATAATGTATTTACCAATTTGCACTCGCATCTCTTAGCCCTCCTTAAATATTTCTAGCGGCCTCAAATGCAGCCACATCGTTCATGAAATCATTGATATGTAAATACTTGTCACCCTTCCGCACAGTCTTAGGCTTAAACTCTTGACACTTGCATCGCACCTCATCACAAGTAGTGAAGCACGGGATCTCATACTGGCATTTTGTGCAGACATGCTTCTTATAAAACTCCGGCAAGCGTCCAACCGCTTGGTAACACTCGTAAGTCACCTTTAAATCATTCCAATAGGGGTTATCAAAATTCATTATCATCAACCTTCTTTCTTATAGACATTCAAACCATAGTTGCTATTATATTTTGGAGATCCCGCCATCTTAATATGATCAATCGCATTTTTAGATAATTGAACCATTTCTTCAATTAGATAATCATATTTCTTTAAATCAATTCTTTTGCACTTCAAAATATCACAAAAATCACTATTGGCAAGCATGAAATCACCTTTTAATGTGAAGTGAGTCAGTAGCAAATTTGTGTACTCTACAATTTCTGGACGAATCTCTATACCATAAGCAGGAAGAATACTTCTACATCCAAAATATCGATAACAAACATCGCTAAGTTGCTCATAAAAATATTTCGCATTTCCACTGCTATAAATATCATCATGATTTTTACAGGCAGAGCCGTCTTCGTTTTTGTATTCTAATAATAGCTTGTTCTCAAAAGTATGATACATATCCTCATCATTTTTTGAAAGCTTTATAGTTTTATACCTTACATTACCATCTTCTTCTGTAACGACTTTTCCAGTAGCAATCAAAACATTTTTAATCTTAATGATTCCTTTTTTTTGAAGAAAGTATAAAGCAGTTTCAAGATATTCTTTTGCAACGGATTTTGCATGATGCTTAAATGTTGATGTATCTTTATAATTGACGCCATTAAGAATATCACACATAAAACCATATGTCTTTAAGTTGCAGTCCATCATCATTCCTGGAAGAGTCCAAAATACATCAATAACATCATTATTAGATTTCTTATTATCAACATAAATATCCATAAGTTGATATGCAATTACTCGTTGAAACACGTCATAACAAGGAAGTTCTATCGGACTATGGCTATTATACAGTTCATTTGTTTTATCATAATTTCGAATATACACAACCTTCATACCCCACGGAGTTCCATGAATGGCTTGGAAATCGACATATTTATTAAGATCTAAAAAGAAATTATATCTTGTTTCTTTTCCGTATAATCTACCACCAGGAGTCGTCAGGCCAAGATATACCGCAATATCACGATAGCCATCAAATGTCTGTCCAACACGAAGCCGATTTACCATTTCCTTTGTGATTTCATAACGTTTATTTTCCATAAAGTCTCCTTACCTTTTATAAGAACCATACCATTTAAATCCAGCACGAGGAATTCCAGAATTCGCAGGAACACGAATCATTCCATCTATAAAGAGCTGAAGAACCTCATCACTCAACTGTCTATGCACAAAGCGAAATGGCGGCTGAGAAGCATCATTATAATATTCTGGATTTTCTTCCAACATCGCTCTACCTCTTCTGACGGCAGAAAGCGTTGGGATATTCTCACACATGGCGTCGTTCATCTCGTGGAAACTTTGCTGTTGCAATTTATATTCCGTCCGTGCCGCAGATCGCTTCAACGAGTTCGGCTCAATCGTAATATGATACATTGGTCGTGCTAGGTCGTATGTAAAGATTTCCTTGAATCTATTATCTAACTCTTCATAGAACTTATGAAGTCGTCCGGTTAAAAATACGTCTTGCTCACTCTGGCATACTCGCCCAGACGATGTGTAAAACTCATGAAGCACATTCGTATACATCTTCATATAAATGGCTTTTTGGTCTTCAGAAGGAATATGGTATTCTTCTGGGTCATGGTTTATAAACACGGCAGGGCAGTCCTCAAAAAATATTTCTTTGTTTTTTGCCATGGATTTAAGTGCAGACTCAATGTACCCAACCATTGTAGATTTCGTACAATGCTGAAACGTCTCAGCATCCGCTGCTAAATTCTCTCTGAACTCATCCATTTGCTCACGAGCAATATTTTCTAATGGTGTACCAACTATCTCAGCCCAAAAGGTATCCTCACCATGTAGGTCTTCTGGATATTGATAAAAATTCTTATTGGTCATTCCACACGCTCGTAGTATTGCGGCTGGCGTCCAAAAGAACTCCATCCAACCACTTCCATCACATTCTTTAAGTAGGTGGTAAGCAATCTGGTTCTGCAGACGCAATGAAAACTTTCCTTTATTTCTTGTTGGTAGAGGAGGAAGCACCTCATTGTCTGAACGAATCTTTACAATGATAAAACGCTTTCCTTCCTTTTTAAACTCAACGAATCGATTTAACTCTTCAAGGAAGTGTTTTTTGCTAGTTCCATCTAGTGGCTTTCCATTTTTGCCAAACACATTAAGATAAGTAGATAGTTCTAAAAAATTAGAAAAAATCTGACCATCATTCAATTTACCTGCTATCTCCGATGTAATCTCGTATTTTTTCTTGTCCATGTAACCTCCTACTCAATTTAGTTGGATTGACGAGTCTGTATTATATATAAGTATGAAGATACATAGTCGTCAGTCCAAGTACAACTATCACAAAATATCTCTTAATGGTTTACTCGACTTGAAGCTATGGCGCGTAAGCGACATAGATTCAATTTGAGTAAACCTACGAGCGTCCGCAGACGCGAGATCCCTCTCCACGCCCTGTCTGGAAGACTACTATAAATATCCATCGCAAACATCCCAATATCATCTCCTTAACAGTATCCTGTGTTGTATAGCTATCTACACTCATTATACCATGAGATTGCCAAAAATTCAATAGCTACATAACACAGGATACCGATATTTCTAGCGCCTATTAAAATAAGGTATGTTTCTGGGAGTATTGTTCTCTATGAAGGACATCCAGATACCCTGTATGTTCAGTATAAGCTGCCAGAGGCTACAATCATGCTCCTTGTAGGTCTTTAGAGTCTCTGAGAGTGCTGCTTAGATGCCAGATTAGTCCATTTATGGTGATAGGGGAGTACAGATGGGTACAAATAGGTATTTTATGCTCCGAAGAATGGTTATTTTCGGTACATTTCGGGTACACATCGGAAAAACCCGCATAAATCCTAGCTTTTTCGGCTTTTATTGGGTCAAAAAGAAACAAAATAAGGATAAAAAGGTACAAATAAAAAGAAAAACTAGCCAAAATATAACGCAAATACGTTAAATTCTAGCTAGTTACCGAATGGTTTACCGATTGAAAAATAGCGATTTTAAGCCATTTTTAGGTATTTTTGATGGAAATTGATGAATTTGTGGGTATGTGTGGGAGAAGCTATAGGGGGTGTATTTTGGAGTGTTTTTGTCAGGGGAAAGTGTATCCCGGGGGTGGTAGGATTGGTTGGAAAGGTGTCAATAAATAATTTATTGACAGATTGGGAAGGATAAAAAGTAGTAGTGTTGGCTGCCAATAGGAGAGATATTGATGGAATTATTGGGAATTGAAGATAAAATAATGTGTAAAATATTACGATAAATCGTTATTTCTTGAGGATGAATAAGAAAGATGTACTGGGGCTTCTTCCTGCTGCCGGGAACGTCCAAAAAATGGAAAGTACGCCCCACGGCTTGAGTGCTGGAAATGCTCATTTTCCGGCACTCAACAGGCAAGGACAAGGCATGGTTTTTGGCGCGTTTGTGCTATCTGATACAAGTAAAAACAAAAACTAAAAAGTTTTAACTATTTCAGCCGGGAATTGAATTTGCAAATTAGTTGCGTTTTTGTGTTCGATTGAATATTTTTTGTAACTCTTTTGTAACCATTTCATTCTTGTTACTTTCTTGTAACTATTCTGCCAAATTCTACCATTTGCCTTTATAATGTACCCGTGTGCGCGTGCGCACACACACGCCCAGGCGCACACCAGGGACTCTAATAGGTACGCGCGCGCGAGAGATCAGGCTATTTTGGTAATTGCTGGAAAAATGGTTACAAAAAGGTTACAAGTGGACTAGACGGGTTGACGGCATGGACTAGACGTGGTAGAGTATAGGCACGGGAACGGACTAGACGAAAGTTCCCGAACAACGCGCGGTCGGACGGCGCGGGAAAGTTCCCCGATAAATCGTCAAATAGTAAGCGGTCGTTCCTCGAACGAAAGGAAGTGCAAAAGCAAATAGTACAGAACGGCGCTCATGCAAAACACCACGCTTAATAGGCGGGTACAAGGGTATGACGGTTTGAACGTGTACACACAAAATCAACCCTTTAATCAGTCGAACGGTTGAACAAATGGCACGGCGGGCAAGGCGGTTGGAATCCGTACTTGTTCAAGTAGTTCACCTTGCAAAACAGGTCGGAACTGATTTCAGATTGACGGAATGCGCTGGAAGGATAAAAACAATATAACCGTTTTGAAAGAATCCTAAAACCTATGTTTTAGGCAACGTTTCAAATGTAAATCATCAGCTTGTTACTTTTGAGCGGTACAATGCAACCTTGCATGGTTGAGAAAACAGAATATTTTTGCAAAGATACGCAATTGACGGCGCTGGACTTCAAAAGTTTGGCGCTTTTTGTTTGGACTTCAAAAGTTTGGACGTGTCGCAGACAATAGCAGAAATAGACGGTTTTCCGTGACAATTAAATAATAGCAAGCATGGTTGAAGGGCTGTTTTGGCAGACAGAGGGTAAACCATGCTTTACAGCATACATATTTGCCCATCGTGGGCGAACCATAGGCTACAGGCAGAACCTGGATTTTTGTCTGTAGCACTTGGCTTGCTCATAATAGCAAGAAGTCCGTACACACATTATAACACAACAAAGGAGAAAATACTATGTCTACTACTACCATTCTGTCCGCTATCAACTTCAACGCTACCGCAGCCGCAGAGAAGAACCGCACCACCGGTGCCGCCGTTGCCCTGTTCAAGAAGGGTGGCAAGGAAGTCAACACCTCTGAGAAGGCTCTGGGCAGAGACTGCTTGAAGGGTATCACCGCAGAGCAGTACGAGACCTATTGCAAGGCCGTCCGTGCGGTTTATCTGGATGCTGATTTGCTGGCACGTTATGCCGCAGACGCGGACTCTGTTCAGAAGATTAAAACCTTCTACTTCAACGATCTGGCAAGCCTTACCACCGCTATCATGGGCGACAGCTTCAAAGTCAATGACGTCTTTGCAACCTTCACTGTTGAGCAGTTCATTGAGCAGAGCGTGGGCAAGGTGCGTGCATTCACTGCTACCACCGCAGGCCACGGCTATGACACGGAAGCAGAATCTCAGACCAAATTTGTAAAGTGGGTCGAAGCATGGTTTAGTGCTAACGCAAGCGGTGTTGCTATGCTTTCTATGGCAGAGCGTGACCGCCGTGCAAGTGTCCGCAAGCTGTCCTCTAAGGTTGTGCGCCTTACTAAGAGTGTTGAGAATGCAGAAGAAGTGCTGTCTAGTGCTAAGAAGGAGTTGGACTCCCTCAAGAGCAAGAAAGATACCAACGCAAAAACTCTGGAAAAGAAGATGAAGGTTGTTCAGGGCATGGAAAAGGATCTGGCAGACGTCAAGAAGAGCCTGGAATCTGCTCAGACTAAGCTGGCAGACCTTCAGAGCAAGGACTTCACCAACGACTTCAGCGCAGAAGAGACCCTGTAAGTGGACCATATAACCATCGTGAACACGCAAGAGCTCTACATAAATGCTAGGCGATTAGTGGTACTAGGGAAGACGTAACCACTACCAACACGGCAGTAATGCCGTCACTATCAATCGAAAGAAGGGAATACTATGCAAAAGTTCCTGTGCAAGAACTATGCAGACCGTCAGATTAAGTTTGACGGTCATTCTGTGCCGTCTAATGCATACTATGGTCAGACCGCAGAGGGATTGCGTTTTATCGCAGTCGTCAGAGTGAATCAGATCGGCATGGTTTGGCGTTCTGGTAAGGGCCTGGTTCCGTGGGAGAAGTCTTATAATCAGACTGTCGTTAACTTTATCAGAAGTGAACCTGTTGGCGTAAATCCTGAGACTGTGCATTTTGATATGGCAGTGAAATCAGAACGCAAGAAGGCTGGACGTTATGCAGCACGTTTTGCTGGCACTGGGTCTGCTAGTGCAAATCGTAAGAGCAAGAAGGCAGCAAAACACACTAAGGCTTTCCGCACTCGCAACGATTCCTTTCCGGAAGAGTACAATAATGCCTCTAGCTTGATCTATGGGGAAACTATCGAGATGAACAGACGGCCTCAGAAGGTCTATGGCAAGATTGCAGAGTACATGGACGGCAGCGGTGCTGGAAAAATCCGTGGTGATATGCGTCCTCTTGAGCCTGTTTTCCCTGTACCTTCTGGTAGAAAGGCAAGGTGAATCATGTCAGCAACTGTTTCAAGTGGTCAGAACTTGCGTAAGAGTGAAAAGTTTGCTATAATTGCATCAAAAGGTGGTGCAACTATGGCAGATCGTAACTATGCAACCGAATATCAAAAGCGAATGGAAACGAATAGTCAGCTTGCAATCAAAATTCCCAAAAAGCTTTTTGAGGATTTTTCCGCAAAAATTGAGCAAGAGGGAACAACGAAAAGAGCTGTACTTGTGCAACTGATTGAAGGTTATACCTACAATTCCTAAGAACTTCATACTCCAGCAACAACGTCTTGTGAATTTATTGCAAGGCGTTTTCTTTATGCCTTGTTTTGCATAATTATACAAATAAAACGAAGAATATGCAAAATGAAAACACATCACACAATAAAAGAGGAGATTTATTATGGCAATTATTGCTATTGAATCAGCTCTTGATGTTGCCATAACGTTTGGTGACACAGAACTTGTGAAAATCTATCAGGAAGCCCTGGCAGACGCTGGTGTTGATTATGTCAGTACGGCGAAAAGCTGGATGGAATAAGAAAGGAAGATTGAAATGAAAAGTCTCTTGATGCTCTTTGGCTATTCGGCTTATCAGGCCGGATGTATTGCGCCCATGATGTGGGTTTTCGTTATTGGTGCTGTCGCTGTGGGTGTGGCAGAATGGAAGGGATGGTTGAACTGATGAACAGAGAAGATATTGATATTCTTGAAGTAGGCAATGCTTATACGGCGTTGTTTTACAAGAAGAATCACTATCAGCCCTACATTGTTGCATGGCATTTTGACCCGGATTCCTACACATGGGATCAGGGTCATTATTTTTGTGACCTGAAATCTGCAAAGAATTTCTTTGCAGAGCAGGAACGGCAGAATGCAAACTGCAAGTATTGCGAAAAGCTGGATTGCCCTCATAGGGATTGCGTCAGACGCTTGCCTCGTGAACGTGGTGGCATGGGTCTTTGTAAGAACTTTGAGTAAAGGAGAATGGATATGGCAAAGATGAAGCTTGATCCTGTTTATCCTGATATTGTTAATCGCTTTCAATATGTGAAAACGACTAACGCAGACGCTTGGCAGAAATATGTCAAGAGCGTCATTGCAGAGCATAAGTATAATGATCTGTTGACCAGGATCGCATGGGATTTACTCAGGTATGTGTACACTAATGGTACGATTTGTGAGTGGTACGATAAGTATAATGTACATGATTCACATATCACAACGGCAGTCAAGAAGGCTTATGTTGAAGTCTTTGGAGTACCGTCAGAATAAAGGATATGTTCTAAGGAGGGTTTGTTATGACTGCAAAAGAGTATTGCAAGAACCATCCTGTAACCGCTTATGATAGCTGTTACGGCAGATGTGGTGGGTTTCAGATTCACGGTGATATCGAATACGGCACGGATGATTACCTTTATGGTGTGTCCGGTGTGCTGTGTGATGATGAAAAGTATCATAGCTACCACCATCTGAAGATTACTTACGCATCGTCTGGCAGAGCATACGTCAAGTGTTTTGGCAGACGAATCTATCTTGATGAATGCTTGAGAGTGTAAAGGAGAATACGAAATGAAAAAAGGTCAGTATTTTATGAACGATGAAACCGGTGTTATCACTAACATTTATCGTGAAGCTGTTGAATGGTTTCAGCACGGTGCAAGTATTTCCATTTGGATTGACGGTATTTTTGTATGCCGTTGGGATCATTAAGAAAGGAGAATAAAAAAAATGCGTGCTACTATTGAAGTATATGAAGATAATGCAGGCGGCATTTATGCGGCAGTCTTTGGTCAGAACGGTCTGGAAAATGTCGTTCCTGGTTTTTGCCATGAAATGATTTCTACGGCAGAATTCATTGACCAGTGCCTGCATGGGTGCTATGAATCGGGTGATTTCAATCCGGCAGAATTTTCCGGCATGGATATGGATTCTGTTTACAATGAAATCAGCAGTCAGGATGACTTGATTGCAGAGTTTTTCGACAACAAAGAAATCATCCTGTATCCGGCAGACATGGGTGTTGCCGGAATGAAACTGTTTGGCATGGCTTGACCGTATGTTCACAAAATGTTCGCAGAAATAAAACGTATCAACGTACTAAAATGTAGCATTAATAAAATCTACATTTTAGTGCTTGACAAAATTATCAGTATCCTGTATTATGTAGCTAAGAAAGGCAGTCCGTTAGAGGACTTTTATTTTTACCGTTCAGCTATATAATACAGGATACGCAAGAAAAGGAGATCCAACTATGGCTATGTATAAAACTAAGAAAGACGCAGCATACGCATGGGTTCAGGAATTTAACGCGATTCCTCAGAGCGTTATTGAAAAGCTCGCCAAGGTCGATTTGGAAGAGAATGGTGAAGGCATTACTGAAATCACGCCGCCGTCTTGTGGTGATCGTGTCTATATCTTTAGTGGTGACCACTATGGCGAAAATGGTGAGATTCAGAGCTACAACGAAGATGACAACACTTACAAAATTTGTCTTGATGGTACTGGCGAGGAGATTGATGTCAGAGAAGATGATTTTGAAGTCGAGCGTGACGACTTCTTTCCTATGTGGGGAACGATGTGGCAGTTTGGCGATTCGTGTGATAACTGGTGGCTTGAAAATCATCTTCAGGAAATGGCAGATTGCGGATTCCGTATCTACGAACAGGAAGATTTTGAGTACGTTTTCGGTATTGATGGCTGTGGGTACGACTTTTACGAATCTCATTGGATTCCGCTTTATGAAAAGCGTGGATTCCATTGGGACGATGAGACTGTAAAGGAGATGGAAGAAAATGCGTAAGTACACTCGGAAAGAACTGAAGAATATGGTTGCCCTTGGAATGGCAGAAGATGTTACTCGTGCAAACAATGAGGATTATGAAAAGATTATCAAAAGAGAAGATTATCTTTCTCAGGTCGGATATTCCTCTGGTGTTTATGGTTGCGATGGAATGTTACTCAAAGGATACAAAACCGGAACATATTATGCCGTGACTTCCAGAACGTCAGCAATTTATATTTTTGGTTAAGAGGTGAAAATTTTGATAATTGATCTGATTCTTGACCGTAAAAACGGCAGACGATACAGCGCACATGATTTCTATCTTGAGGTTAGAAAGTATGAGCGTCTGGGTGTTGGCACTCATTGTGAAGATATTTCTATTGCAATGGATTACGGCGATAACAGAGATGTGCAGCGTGTTCTGTGTCAGTATATCCAGCGCAATAGATACCCGGCAGACATTGAGGACTACATAAGAAGTCAAGTCTGGGTGGTATAAGCAGCAGATGCTAGGTGATTAGCGGTACTAGGGCAGACATAACCGCTACCAGAATGTGAAAACACAATAATATTAAAAGGAGTGTTATGTATGGCTTATATCGGTAAAAAGGACTTTCAGATGCTTGGAAAGATGTGGACACAGATGCGAGATCACAATGGATATGTACCTGAAAGTATGTTTCTTGAGTTTTCCGATGTAATGCATAGAGTTTCGATAAACAACGATAAAGTCACTAAAAGAACTGTTAAAAAGATATATGAAGCTAGAGAGAAGGATAAGAATTATGGTCGCCGCCAGCAGAGATTTGTAAAGGCTTATCGGTGGGCATACGATTGTAAAGCGAAAGAGGCAGTGGAGATGTATAAGAAATATAGAGAAGAATCTCCTGAGAAGATTAACGAAGTTATTGATTATTATGACAAGTGTCAAGAACAGTGTCGTCTTAAAAACGAAGAGAGTGATATCTAAAAGGAATGATTGATATGGAAACAATGTACGATCGTATTAAGCGGATGGATAAGCATGAACTTGCTGAGTTTATCTATATTATTTATCAAGTTGGTGTTAAAGATGGGGAACAGAATCTTTGTGATTCTCCTATGGGATTTTTTGGTTGCTGTTACTTCCTTAATGATAATGCAAAAGTATGGATGCCGAATGATAAGCCCAAAGATCTTTGTGATGCTTGGAATATCTAAAATCATGCTTTTATGAGGTGAAAATATGTTTGATCCAAAACGTGTTTGGAATTGGTTGACGAATTATGTGAATAATTCACTTGACAATGAGATTATTTGGACTGATGGAGAAAGCATTTTTACAAAAGATGAATATTACGCAAACGATATTTCTAATGCTATTGATCTTCTTGTTGGTAGAAATGTTTCAGTAACGGGCTATTACGATCCAAAGGAAGATGAAATAGATAGATGCACAGATGAATACACCGGATGGTATTACGTTTCAATTGAATAAAACAGATATTTTACAATGATTAAGGAGATTCTAATGAAACCATTAAGAGATAATCCTATCGAAGAAGGAATAGATGCTTTCTTTGAAGAAAAACAAAGACTCGAAGAAGAAAAGCAAAAACTCGAAGAAGAAATCAGAGATTACGAACAGGATTATTTGGACCGATATTATGATCTGTTAGAGGAGGAAGAACAAGAGTGTCGTTTAGAATTACTTAATGACTTTTACAATGACTAAGGAGGTTACATTATGACATTTGAACAGTATAAAAAGAATCGTCCGTTATTTTCCGATCCATACTATTTGGATATCGTCGAAAGAGTAGAAAGACAATTTTCTATGATTCCAACGAAATATATTCATGATGCAGAAAGCGAACTTCCACCAAAACTTGATTTTGGGATTTTAGGAGAATCAAAATATCTTTCCGTTCCGTGTATTGTTTTTATGAGTGATGGTACAGAATACGGAACGTATGTTGACCTTTCATGTTATTACAGCTATCAAGACAATCAATGGTATTTTGATCGCATTGATGTTTGTAGAACCTTATCTTTACGTGAAGTGTACAGAAGAAAACCAACTGTTTTGAAGTGGGTTCCGTTAAAGATTGTATGCAACGAAGATAAAAGAACAGATAAATCTTTCAAATATTACAATAACTATTACGAAATGATGTAAAAGGAGATTACACTATGAAAGTTTATAAGAGCAAGGAATCGAAGAATACGGCTTATATTAGTGAAGTTATGATGCATCCTTATTACGGTGCTCCAGTGCAACGTGGATATCAGTTGGCTATCTATGATTCTTACGGATTCAATTATCATGTGTCGTGTCACGAAACGCAAAACGATGCTCTTTGGTATCTTCAGAATCGTTGTGGTGGTGGGTACGAATACGATAAGGTGATTTGAGTATGACCAACAAAGATATGAAAGTGATTCTCACAGCACTTAGTTTCTACCGCAGAAAACTGATTGACCAGTCTGTTGTGTTCCTTAGAGCTGGCAATCATGAGGATGCAAAGCAGTCAACGATGGAAGCGGCCAACGTGAATGCGCTGGTGATTAAGTTTACAAGAGAAAAGGAGATTGCAATATGATTTCAATCACCGAAAATGACATGAAAGTTAAAATTCCAAACGGATATCTCGTGTGTGTTCCTACGGGTGGTGCTGATGAATATCCTGGTGTTGGTGTTTTCTTTTCAAAAGACGGCAAATATGCAAGCTGGGACGATTTAGTATCAATGATAGAATATAATTCAGCGTTTGAAAACATTCAAACAGTTGGATTTAAAAAAGGTAGCGACGATTATGTGGCCGCTATTCGATTTGAAGATGGCGATATTAGTACAGATTGAGGGGGAGCAATATGAATAACGAAAACAAGATTGTTGTGACTAGTTGGACAGGGAAATCTTGGGAGATGACCCCTGAACAGATTGAAGCAGCATATCGTTACAGAGAATTTCAGTATCGTATCAGTGATGCTAAGAATCAATTGGAACTTAATGCGGACTGGATTGAAGAAAAATACGGTTATTCTAACGATGAAGCTATTGAGTACGCAGAGGAACTGGCTGAACGTTTTCAGGATGATTTTGATTGTAATGTACCTGAAAACGAGGCATGGAATAATTGTATCGCAGAAGTATTTGATGGGCTTGGCAGAAAGGAGAGTAATGATGACTGATCCTTGTCGTTATTGCGTGGCACCGGAGCGTCATCCCGGCTGTCATGACCATTGTGAGAAGCTGAAAGCCCATCGTGAAAGTGACGAGTATAAGAAGCTGTGTGAATATAAGAATACATACCTAAAAAGTCATTCGACAGCAAGTTCTTCTCAGATTAACAAAGCGATGCGGTATTTTAAATGTAAAGGTTATAGCCTTTATGGATTTAAGAATGTTGGGAGTGTGTAAAATGTGGGTTTTAGCTAAATGTCAATATTCAAATGATAACAAGATTGGATATGCTGTATTTTACGATATTGATAAGCTTGGGTGTGTAACACTTATGTTCAAAATATATGAAGATACAAATTCTATTGAGTTCTTTTATTGTCTATTAGAAGTGAGCACTCGGCTAGAAAAGAAAACGTGTGAGAATATTTTAAAAGCCTATTTGAAAGAGAAAGGGATTTTTGTAGAGGATTAACTATGTGGGATTTAGTTGAAAATGAATATTCTAAAAAATATGGGATTGGGTGCGCAACCTTTTTTCGTGACAAACAATTAAAAACAGCAATGGTTATGTATAAATATAATGGCCGTAGCGTTATGTTTTGCTATTCCGAGTACGATAATAAGATTCTATCTGACGGTGATAAAGATGAAATTGAGATGACAATCAAAAAGAAACTCAACTTTTGGAAGGATTAATTATGTGGGATTTAATGGGTAACAATTATTCAGAAGTATACGGTATTGGATATGCTTTACTGAATGGAATTTCAGCTGGATTTTATGTAAGTGTCATGTACAAGAATCTTGGAAATGAAATTTACTTCTATTATCTTGATGATGCTCCTTACGGAGAACTCGATGATAATACCAAAAACAAAATTGAAGATATTATCTATGATGATCTTAACAAGCGTCATATTTTTGGGGAGGACTGATTATGTGGGATCTGATGGAAGTTCACGCTTGTTTTGATGGTGAAGGTTGGGTTTGGAATGAATCTTTTCATCACAAGGATGTATTTGTAGATGAGAACGAAAACCCGAGAGAAATCTTTTGGCAAGAATGTCAGATGTTCTTCCTTCAGGATTATCTGAACAAATGTGAGGTCGTGGATGATGGTGATATCCTAGAACTTCAGCTAAAGGATTCTGGTGAACCAGTTCTAGCTATGATTATAGCAGAGTAAAGGAGAATGAGTTATGAAAATTCATCCTAAATATATTGATGTTTTGGAATCGCTGGATTGGCGCGTATGTGACTATACAGGTGATGGCAGAATTGAAATTGAAAATTATTCTCCAGCAGGAGAGAACTTAATCGTTTGTGTGGAGGTTGAGAACTTCCCTGAATCAGTTTATGAATATGCTCGTGATTTTGATGCTGATGAGCACGCAGAGATGTGGGTGGGACATCGTGGGGAAGGCGGTTGTCCTTCTAGTGTCAGAGAACTTATTGACGACGCTGATGCTATTAAAGAAATGTTGGAAGAATTAGCTAGTAGACTTATGGAGGTGGAATGAATTATGACTCGGTTTTATCTTAATGCGGGTGCTTTTGGCCGTTGGATGCACCAGAATAAAGCACTATACACTGGTGCTTATATTGAAGGTGTTTTGGTCGATAGTTTTGTTGTTGAAACGAAGCGTGGAATCGCAGCCTTTTATGAGCATCCTTTGAACGAGTGGACGAGCAACTATTATGTTGAGTTTACCGATTATAAAAATGGTTTTAAGAACGGAGAGGTCGATAAGATTTGGTCTGATTGGGACGCTTTTGAAGAAAAGGCTAGTGCATAAGAGGTGAATGAATATGAATGATGTTAAAAAGATTATCATTGCCTTAAAGGACGAATATTCTTATTGCCAAGATATTGCTTACACTGCACAAAA